CCGCATTAAGAAAGTTTTTAAAGCATTTTATAATATTAGAGATTTCAACTCTGAAGGAGATGGCGAGGGTCTTGATTTTACTAGAGTTTGGATCAATAATCTCAAAACCGCTATGTTACCGCCCGCCGGCATGAACCTTTTCAGTGGATGGGCTAAATGGCGCCGCCGGACTAATCCTTTCAATGCCGACGGTAAATTATGCAAAAAGTGAGTATTTATGATAAGAGGGACTAAAACATGGCTTCAATAGGAGTTAGCCTGCCGCTGACAAAAGACTCAGCCGACGGGTTTACTATGCTTAAAACTCTGGCAACAACAATTAAGCAAAATTTTAAGATGTTGATACTCACAGATCCTGGAGAGCGCGTGATGACTCCAAATTACGGAGTAGGACTTAGAACGTATTTGTTTTTAAACTATAGCGAGGATGCGCATGAAAAAATTAGGAGCAAGATCTTACAACAAACCTCTCTCTATATGCCGTCTGTTTCTATTCAGGCAATTGATTTTGGTATGGAGCCAGACTTAAATAAGCTGTCTGTTCATATTCGATATGCAATACCCAATATAGGAATAGAGGATTTATTAGAGTTTACTATTTAATAGTGAGGTTTTTTTGATGGCTGACGAACAGAAGAAAATTTTACCGATTAACTATACTCACAGAGAGTATCAGGGCATCCGGCAAGACCTGCTGCAACTGGCAGAAAGATACTACCCAGAAAATTTTCAAGATTTTAGCGAAGCTTCATTTGGAGCCCTGATGCTTGATGCGGTTGCGTATGTCGGTGATCAACTATCATTATATCTAGATTACAACGTAAACGAGTCGTTTCTAGACACAGCATACCAGCTTAATAATGTTGTGCGCCATGGTCGCGTTCTCGGATATAAAAATCCCGGTCGACCCTCGACCCATGGCACAGCAGCTGTATACATTCAGGTACCGGCTACCACAACTGGAATGGGACCCGACACTCGCTATATTCCCACCATGCTGCGCGGGAGTTCGTTTACGTCTGATAACGGGCTGTCCTTTGTTTTAACAGAGAATATATCGTTTTCCGAACCAGTTAACCAAGTGGTTGTATCGCAGGTGGATAGCATCTCCGGCGCCCCCACTTACTATGCCATCAAAGCTTACGGAAACGTAGTCTCCGGTCGATTCTCACAGGAACAAGTTGTGGTGGGAGCTTTTGAGAGGTTTAAGCGTATCCGAGTGGCATCCCCAGATATTTCAGAGATCATCTCAGTGTTCGATTCCGAAGGAAATCAATATTTTGAAGTAGAGTATCTTGCTCAAGATATGGTATTCAAAGAGCTTGCTAACCAGAACTACAAGAGCGACAACGTCCCATCCATTTTAAAGCCAATGCTGGTATCTAGAAAATTCACCGTAGAACGGGACATAGCAGACACATACCTGCAGTTTGGGAGCGGCAATGAGGCAGAATCGAATGTCGTCGCCAACCCACAACAAGTGGCAATTGACGTATTTGGAAAAAGCTATGTTACGGATACCACATTCGATCCAACGAGATTGTCTAAAAACAAGAATTATGGAATTTGCCCAGCAAACACAACTTTAACCATTACCTATCGCACTACAAATCCGACCAACTCAAATGTTGCAGTGGGGTCACTAAATAGCGTAAGCACCGTGTTATTTGACTTTGAAGATCGGAGCAGCTTAAGCGGGCTCAATGTTCAAGCGGTCATCGACTCCGCGGAAGTCTCTAACGAGACGCCCATAGTCGGCAGCGTCGCCGAACCGTCAACATCGGAAATCAAGCGAAGAATCTTTGATACGTTTCCGACTCAAAATCGAGCAGTCACTCAAAGCGATTATGAAAATTTAGCCTACCGCATGCCGGGGAAGTACGGTTCTCTCAAGAGAGTTTGCATTCAGAAAGACCAAGATTCCCTTAAAAGAAATTTAAATATGTATGTTATTTCGGAGGATAGCTTTGGAATGCTTACAAAAACTAACGCAACCATAAAAAATAATTTAAAAACTTGGCTTGAACAGTATAGAATGATTAATGACACTGTGGACATTCTCGATCCACATATTATCGATATAGGAATTGATTTCGTTATCAAAACTGCACCCGGCGCAAACCGCACCGATACGTTAAACGCCGGTATCTTAGCCTTGACAGCAAAATACGAAGAGTCGTTCTTCATTGCCGAGTCTATGTCAATTAGCAGTATTTATAGCACACTCAGCCAAGTTGAGGGTGTCTTAGACGTTGTTACGGTAAAACTACACAATAAACTCGGAGGAAGTTATTCTTCAGTTGCATTTAATGTTCAAAAGAACCTATCGCCAGATGGTTCATCGCTAGTTGCACCGGCAAACGCCATATTTCAGATTAAGTACCCTTCTGTAGATATCAGAGGAAAGGTCAGGTAGAAAACACATGATTAGAAAATATACAGCATCTGCTGATACCACCATTGTTAACGCCTATCAGCCCAATTTATCGACTCGTGGAACTGGTTCCAATATGGGGATGGCAGATGTTATGGAGGTTTTCTCCGTTTACGGAAGGCAGACACCCAGTAGCTCTGCCGCACAAGGATCTCAAGAATTATCGCGATTGCTAATCAAATTTCCTACTGCAGGAATTTCAGCCGACAGAACAAGTGGATTGGTGCCTGCCAGTGGCAGTGTAAGGTTCTATCTTAGTTTATATAATGCTCAGATTTCCAAGACAACACCGCGCGATTATAAGCTTGTAGTTCATGCTGTTTCACAGTCATGGGAAGAGGGCGTCGGATTAGATTTAGAAGGCTACAAAGATTACACGAAGGGCAACACCGGCGCCAACTGGATTGACAGAATTAGTAAGGACGTCCCCGAGATCACCAAGTTTGTGTTTGGCTCTGGTGATCCGACAAAATACGCCGCCGGCGCCGGCGCAAACTATGTAAAGCTTTATAACACGTCTACTCGGTACAATTTTTGGTTTAAAAATACCGGCGCCGACTCACTCCCAGACGCAGACGGAACGGAGATCCGAGTCGACATCAACGGCTTAGGATCAGCAGCCGCCATCGCCGGCGCATTTCAAACCACAGCTTCTGCTCAGAGTGGCTTCTCAGCTAATATCGATGGCGCCACAGTCTATGTTACAGCTAGCAATTCTGGCTCCTCAACGGATACTAGTGTTTACGGGACTTTGAGTTATTTGACCGTCTCTGTTCCTCAAGCCGGCGGCAATGCTTCTCGCTGGCAAAGTGTTGGTGGAAGCTATTTGACAGGCGGCTCTTATCCGTTCTTTGAGCAGTCGTTTGAAACCGGATTAGAAGATCTAGAAGTAGATATTACCGGCTTGGTCGAAAGTTGGATTGCCGGCACCTATGAAAACTACGGAGTGGGCGTACACCTATCCCGCTCATATGAAGCGTATTTCTCGGGTTCCGATGGTGAGAACAGCGGCAGCGTCCTTAACAATACCGATGGCGCCACCAAATCTTATTATACAAAGCGCTTCTTTGCGCGAGGATCACAGTATTGGTTTAAGCGCCCACGCATTGAAGCGAGATGGGACGACACCAAGCAGGACCAACGCGGAGACTTTCATTATAGTTCATCGTTAGCGCCTGCCGCCGACAACTTAAACACCATTTTTCTTTACAATTACGTCCGCGGTCGCTTGGTAAACATTCCGAACATCGGAACTGGCAATCCTTATGTGAGCCTTTACTCAGGCTCCTCAGACAATTCTGCCCCAACCGGCTCCAAGTTGTCGTCCATTGCCGCCAGCACTCCTATCGGCGCCGGCGTCAAGAACATAACCGGCGCATATGTCTCGACCGGCATCTACTCCTGCGACATAGGGATCGCCTCTTCATCAATCACACACTTGTTCGATGTTTGGCACGACGGCACCACCGAATACTTTACCGGTTCAATCCAGCCGATACTTCAAGATGGCGAAATGACGCGTCGAACACCGATTCACTACCTCAACATCACCAATCTTCAGAACGAATATAGGGCTGATGAGACCGCACGCATGTACCTTTATGTAAGAGATAAGAACTGGAGCCCAACAGTTTACACACAAGCCAATACTAACGTGGCAACGACTGCTATTCAAAGCGCATCTTATCGGGTATATCGAGTGCTGGACGGATACCCAGCGATCAGACACAACACTGGATCAAATTATGCAACTGGGCTATCCTACGATGTGTCTGGAAATTACTTTGACTTGAACATGAAACTACTGGAACCCGGATATGAATACGCGGTCAAGTTTGCGTTCTATAACAGCGAACTCAGCACGTGGAATGAACAAGACGACACATTTAAGTTCCGAGTAGAAGACTATGAGTATTAAGAAACTCTTTGGCGAGACCGTAGGAGACCTACAGTCAGCCGATTATAAAAACCAGAAAGAAACTTTCGAACCAATAGAGTCAGCGCGAAATGCGGAAGCTATTGAATTGAAACAAAATACGTTTGTACCGCAAGTGGACTTTGCGGAACCAGAAAACTTCGCTAAGTATGGCTCGGCTTATCTTTATTATAGCGGCGCGATGAACAGGATCTTGGATTTCTATCCTTACGATGGCTCAAAAGCTGAAAAGAACGAGTTTTACAATGGATTGATGGGGGTCGAGAAATATGTTTTCGACAATCTTTATCCGAAGTCTACTGGTTATGCGGTTTTAAGTCCCGCCGGCTATACCCGTGTTGGCGACATGACTTCGGATGGCTACGGTACTCCAAGCTCATACGAATACATCACGTTCAAGGGTGGACCCGGAACAGGCTCTGCCGGCAGCACATTGGTGTCGAAATCGCCAAACGCTTACTCGAACAAGTTTAACTACAGTAACATATATGACACGGACATTTATACTACGGAGAACCTGCCAACTGATTATGGTAAAGGCACTCGACAATCGAACTTAAAGGCTAATTTTGATACCGGCGTAACCGTTGAATTTTGGCTGAAGAAAGAGGCTTTCGATGTTACTGCAACCCAGCAAGAAGTTGTTTTCGATCTTTGGAACAGCGCAAGCGTTGGAAACACAGACTACGGGCGATTGACGATTACGATTCAAGGTTCTTCGGGCTCGGCAACGCCATTCCTATTAACAGCGCAATCCGGCACTGTATCAGCTTCCTTTGTTACTCAGTCGATAGGAAGCGGTCTTACGCCTAGTTCTCTAACGTCTTGGGGACACTATGCTTTCGTCTTCCAAAATTCTGGCTCGATGCTCAAGACCCAACTGTATGTTAATGGCTATATTAACGACGTCACATCTTCCTTCTCAACTCCCGGTACAACAAACGGAAGCTTGGGAGAGATCACCGGAAGTATGATCGGTCGCATCGGCGCACTTATAACTAATCCGATGACCAACCGAGTCTCTGCAAGCTCTGCGCGCAATGGCGATGGCAGGCTATCAGCGTCTCTTGACGAATTCCGTTATTGGAAAGTTGCACGAAATGCGCAGCAAATTGGAGAGAGCTTCTTCGTGCCCGTAGGCGGCGGCGTAAACACAGATATTTCTAACACGACCTTGGGTGTCTATTATAAATTTAACGAGGGCATAACCACTGTAGCCGCCACGGATAGCATTGTTTTGGACTATGCTGGGCGCGTAACTAACGGCGCTTGGACTGGATACACAAGTACCTCTCGAAACACCGGTTCTGCGATTGTATCTGCGTCAGCCGCTTCTCGGGAAGATCCAGATCCGATTATGCGCTCGCAGCATACAGATGTATCAACATTACAAACTAATTTGTTGGAATCGGGTTCGTTCTATGATTCAAATAACAATTCTTCGTTTATTAATTATGCGCCGGCGTGGGTTATTGAAGAGCACGAAAATGAAGGCAATGATAACTTAAAGATTATTTCGCACATCATGGGTGCTTACTTCGACAAAATGTATTTGCTGACCAGTCAGATGCCAGCGCTGCGTCAGACAACTTATACAACAGCGTCTCATCGACCCTACCCCTTTGCGCACCATTTGCCACAGTCGCTTGGCTTATATTCGCCAGAAATATTTGTGGATTCTACGATTTTAGAGAAATTTGAGAGTCGAACAGAGAAAGAACTTTTTGAAAGCAAGCTGGTCGACGCCAAGAATCTCATTTACCTCAATCTTTATAATAACTTAACAAACATATACAAATCTAAGGGCACCGAAAAATCAATTCGAAATGTCATGAGATGTTTCAACCTCGATGACTCGCTCCTTAAACTAAAAGTTTATAATCGGGACAACACATATCAACTAAAGAACAATCTGCAACAATCAATGTTGGATCGTTCATCGCTAGACTTTAACCAGTCGGGCAATATTCATGCGGTTGTTTATCAGGCGCTAACAGGAACAGCCACGCCGGTTTCTAGAGGCGGTCAGGCTCTTGGATATATAAGTGCATCACGCGGCACCGCCGGCGCCTATAACGCAGAAGCACGCTACGGCGCCACTATCGAGGCATCGCTGACGCTGCCAAAATTCTTTTCCACTAACGACAAGTTTAATAGAACGTGGATCTCCTCATCGCTGTTTGGATTATACCAAGTTACAACGGGTAGTATCACAAACGAGAGTGGTTCAGCAACCACACTGAGAGCCTCCGACGAGACAAACTTCCAAATCTTTGCAGTCCGCGACGCAGAATATTCTAAGAATGTAAGATTCTTATTAACTTCTTCAATCTCCCCTCATCCGATACCAACGTTGAGCAGTTCGACTTTCCCCGGCGCCTATGATGATTCGCAATGGAACTTATCCGTAAGAATTAAGCCGAGAGGCTATCCGCTCGATGGAATGGTGACTGGATCAACTACAAACTATCCATATGATGTTATATTCCGAGGCGTCAACACTATCCTTGGCACAGTTCGAAATTCATTCGAAGTTACCGGTGTGATGGGCGCCCCAACTCATTACCCAGCCGGCTATAGCGCAGCTAACTCATACTTAAGCGGCACAAATTTCCTGCATAGCGCGAAGAGAGTTTATGCCGGCGCACGCAGAACAAACCTTACGGGAACAGTTTTAAACCCGTCTGACGTGAGATTCAGCAGCATAAAGTACTGGACTAAAGTATTAGACAACCTTTCCCTAGATCAGCATGTTTACGACTTAGAAAACGCAGGAATTTCCGGATCTTATCGGGAGATCGCGCCACGAGATACAAACAATGCCGGCTTAGACTTAACAAACGCCAACACTATCGCATTAAATTGGAGATTTGACAACTTAACTAGCTCCAACGCCGGCGGATACTTTAATGTGACAGACTATAGCTCTGGCTCTGCGCTATTGAGAGACAACTACGGCTGGCTCGGAGAGGTGGTGGGCTATCAACACGGTGGTTATGGCTGGGGATTCCCGCCTTTAGAGAAAGCAGTTGTCCAAAAGCAACTTACAAACGTGTTCAAGTTCATTGATCCGGAGCAAGCTGTTTCGTCTGACATGATCCAAATTTTAGACAAGGATGACGAGGTGTTCGGCGTGGTTGAAACAGTACCCGACTTCATCTATACTTTGGAGAAGAGCCAACAGCAAGCAGTTTCTGACGAGATGCTTGACTTTTTTGCCGGCGTAATCGACTTTAATAACTTAATCGGCGCTCCCATCAATCGATATCGAGATCGATACAAAAATCTGGAGAAATTAAGAGAGGCATTTTATAGAAGAGTAACAGCCGTCACCGATGTTGAGAAATTTGTAGGCTACTATAAGTGGTTTGATGATGCCATCACAGAGATTGTATCTCAGCTTGTTCCAGCATCTTCCAACTTAGTAGAAGGAGTGCTAAACACAATCGAACCAACCGTGCTAGATCGCTCGAAATACGAAACCAAATATCCCACTCTCGATGCTCAAGTGCCCGATCTTGTGGGAGTTGTGGGGGGCGAAGCGGAATCCGCGTGGGACGCAAAATTAGAGCGCACGACTGTTCCTCGATCACCTCGCGACACAACTCGCCACGTTCCTTTCTGGAAGACTCGCGCAATTCGCTCCGCCGATGAGATCTCTGCCGCACGCTTTGTAGGCGCCGCAGCGGCAGCAATCATTGATGCCCAACGCGAAACGTTTAGAAAAGTTATTGTCTCTGCACCTCACATGAGTCGATCTGCACCGACTTTCTACGACCACAAAACGAACAACACATACACCGGCAACGCGTTTAAGATCAACACCCTTTCGAAGTTATTCAAAGTCACAGCAGACAAAAAATACGACACCCGCGGAAGTATCAAGGGAGGAGTAAATTTTGATGCTAACAAAAATATACACTTTACATACGCTGCCCTACATCCAGCGGGTCCAGTAGACCAGTCCGGCGGGCGATTTGTCCCTCAAAATGTTTTAATAGCCTTTATGAAGGATTTGGTTGCGCTCCCATACGATAACGATCCAAAACTGCCGATAGAAAAGATAAAGAGGTACATTACTGTAAATCATGGTCGCGCCAAAGTCGGAGAAAGCGATGAACATCTCAAATCATCATTGGTGTTCCCCTTCAATCTCATCAGTTCGTCGGTCAAGACCGGATACCAGAAAGAAGTTTATGACAGATTAACAGCAAGCTTTGAAATAACTAACCTCCATAACGACGTTTATGGACCAGATATGGAAAAGCCGTTGCAGGGACCATTTACTGAGCATGTGGTTGGCGGACACCAGTCGAGACACGTTCGTGTAAACTATAGTAGTTCTACGCACCCATTAGATACATGGAGAACGCGCCCCGAAGCATGGAAGATCTTGCTCGGAACTTGCGATGCCACATTCACAGGCGCCATCGGAATGGTCGGCGCCGATTACCCATGGCCAGAGTGGAACGGATATCCCGACGTTCCCGGGAATTACCCAGCGTATCCGATGACTGCAGCTTTGAAGGCGGTTTATTATCGTGATGTTGTGGCAAAGCGCCCGGTCAACATCAAGAATATCAAACTCACGACCGGCTCAACCATCCTAGGAAATTACAGACACACATATGATTTTGTGAACACCGTCGGGACCTTTAACAACCCCCGCGGCTTCATAGAGAACCAGCCGACATTTCCCGCAAACGTGTTCCAAACACATACAACAGGCGCCACATCAACCAATACCATCTTGGACATGCCGCGACTCTTACGCCCGGGAACCGTCCCTGCCGCAATTCAAGACAGTCACTTTACCTTTGTTGGCGATTACTCTACATCTTATTTGACAAGCGCGATTAACAAGTCAGTTATTGTGGGGAGATTCTCAAACCACGGCGGACCAGAAGTACAGTCGAGAGGACATCAAGATTTCAGATCCTCCGAGTATTCAGTCTACAATGCTCTTAACTTTAAGAATTTAACGGTTATCAAGCCCTCACAAGGACCCAGCGGCACAATTTCGGAAACTGAGGGCATCCGCGTATCGGATATTCACGGATTCGACTATGGATTGCGCTCACAGCTTTCGCGACACACGGCGCGATTTGGTCGCGACTCATTGTTTGTGACAAGTACAGCTGTTCCTTATGGTAATGCCGCACCCGGAGGTACCTACAATCAATTGCCCGGCTTCCACAAAGTCCACCGTAATAATGTGGGGCGCCCTAAGTGTCTTGATACAATTACTTATGGATACAATAAAGCGCTTACAAACAGTTCCGGTTATGATTTCGGCGCTGCCAATTATTTATCGACGCTCATTTTGACTGGCGCAGACAACAACGATGCGACCAATACCATCATGCCTTTAATCGGCGCTGTTACATCAAGCGGTCTCTCATGGACCGGCTGGATCAACTTTGGAGATCAGGGATCCGCCGTGACCCAGAGCGTCACAGCTCTTGGTTTACGCCATACTGACAAAACCTTTTTCGAAATTCAGAAAACACACGGTTCAGGCGAGTACAAATTTCAAGTATACTTACGTCTTCAAAATACCGCCGGCGGATGGAGAACCGGCGGCGGAGCGGGCGACTATAATTTATGGGAGTTCACTTCCACTGATAATTGGTCTTCGGGATGGAACCACTTTTCGGTTGTGTGGGATGCCAGCGCCGTCTCCAATGGCTCTCTGGCTTCAGTTGCTGACAAATACATGAAGATTTACTATAATGGAGTCGATACAGAAGCCTCGCGGGTAGATAGCAACACAACTAAAAACTATTATAGCACATGGGATGCAACCAAATCTGGAGCATTTGGGTTTTCTACTCCTCCCAACAACATTGTCGTAACCTATAACGGCGCATTTTCGATTGGCGGAGACTTCACCGGTCTTCGCCCCATGTCAGGCGCCATTGACGAATATACTTATTGGACTCGCCCGCTCACCCCGCTTGAAGTCCGCAGCATATATAATAGTGGAACACCCTGTGATATTACCCAATCAACTGCATATACTTCAGATGTTTCGAAGCTGTGGGATTGGATCAGATTCGGTACCGGCAGCACCAACGAGAAGACCGACATCCGAACAGCTAATGCCGGTACATATGGTATAGGCAACCGCGTCGTCGGTTTCACGGGTACCAAAACATATTTGCCGTTGGCAGTTAACGGTGGCACTAACCCCGCATTTGAATTAACAGGCGGCGCTGGTCATGCGTCAGTATTGGCAGGCTGCGCCTCGGTGATAACCGGAGCCACCACAACCACCACCTGCACCGACAGGACCATCTATGACAATTTCTACGTTAAGCATCCGATCCCCCGGTCATCGAAACAGTACACATGGGTAACCCGTTCATTAGCCAGCACTAACGGTGTGTTTGGATACGCACCAGCAACATTCAGGATATCCTCCAGCACCGGCGGCACAAAGAACGCATATAATTTTGTGAGTCAAAGTGACTTCGGTAGATACTATCAAACCTCCGCCGGCTCAAACCGAAGCCGATTTGGTTGGACGTCGGCTAGCGTCGCTGCGGGAATAGATGTCAATAAGTTTATTCCAGTCGACTTTGTGGGAATGAATACGATCATCGTAGATCAACTGAATACATCGATCAACACTATGGGACGAACAGGCTCAAACCCGCGGATTGGACTGCCGGCAGAAGACTATATCAATTATGATATAATTAACCAAGTACAAAACGCAGAATCATCTGCCAGCATTCTAAACGCCCTCACACTAAACCGACAGGGCATTTATGGATATCCCATATGGCGACAAGTTAGAACTGGAGACAACCCCATCACGCGCTGGGAACGAAAGAATAACGTTGTTTCTATGATGAGTCTCACTGGCGCCCGCGGTGACATCGCACGTTATAACGTTCCGCCGGTATCGATGGAAGGTCGCCCGGTGACAGTAAACTTAACAGCGAACGGTATGAGCTTCGGCTTGGACGTCACTCACAACAATGAATCGGTTTATTACCCTTCAGTAGCTATGGAAAATCAATTAGATATCCAATATGATTTATACGATACCCCGTTTGAACAGCTTATCAAATCAGTGAAGCAGCCGGCATCCCCCACACAGTTGAACTGGGTCCTCTACACTCAAAAGCTTTTCCCATCATCACGAAACGAATTTACATCTGGATCAAACGAGCGAATAAAATACGACAACAGGTTCTGGACAAGCAACCGCGAAGCTAGAAATTCGAAGGGAGCATACACATACCAGACCACGTCGCCTGCCGCCGTTGAATTTGGAAACAACGATATTTCGTACAATAGTCTGGGAATTATCGTAAAACAAAGCTCTTGGCCATTAGACGCCCCCGACGACTTTATGACAAGAACACGCCCGATGTTTTGGAAGTACTCATCGGTCACGCTGCCCTATTTGTATCGGGGAGGCACTGGATCTGCCGGCGAGCTACAAAATGCATACACTAATTACTTTACAGCCTCTTTCAAGACCTTCTATCCATGGTCCGGACAAAATCCATGGACAAGGTCATCGCGTCCGAGATCATATGACCATTGGATGCTCGCAGTTGTAGGTTGCGGAGCTTTGTATTCGCGAAAGCACCTCTTGTCGATTTCGGCGTCGGTGGTGGGACCAAGCGGAATGAAGATCCCGGAAACAAGCTCACGCGCCGGTCATGCATGGTCAAACGCTGCACAAATCTGGCCAATCGGCGGCGGAGAAGCCTTATGGGAGGCAGGCACCCAAGCTGGCGTTGTGACTGCTGACTACGGTGGTTCCGCAGAGAACGCTAAACTGGGTATCAAAGGTTCTGACACTTCGTGGGGATTTAATCTATCTCAATCCGCGCCATGGAAATTTGATACTTACGAAGATTATCGTTACGAGCTTAAATTATTGGCGAAAGATTATGGGATTGTACCTGAATACAGAATTAGCGAGCATGTGAATGAATACCTGCAAAAAGATCCGCTCGAAACACGTCAGACAACGGTTGATACATCTCCAGACGGCGATTTACCGTACAAGGGAACATATGAGATCGTGGGCACCAACAAGGTTCCCGATGACGGGTTCGCGACCTTCAACGTCGATGTAGATGTTTCAGCTTCGTATAATAGCTTGAACACTCAGAATTTCTTCATAGACTACTCAAATACAGAATTTTTACAAGACTTCTTAAAAATTAAGCGCGAAACATTGCTCGGCGCAACACAGATTAAAATGGTTTGTTCTGCCGCCTTAAGATTTAACCCGTATAAGGGATTTTATCCAGCAGAACGGACGATTGACTTGGTATCTCAGTTTAGAAAGTCTTATCAAAAGTCGCTATTTTCCATCACCGGTCGGGAACCCGATTCTGATGATATCTTCCCGGGCGGAGGCAACCGCGACGAGATATTTTACAGAAAAGCCGGCAGCCATACTCGCCCAGTCTCGGCGCGCCCACTTTTGAGCGCGATCTGTTCTCCCGGCATATTGTATAATTCTATAAAATCCGGCTTAGCGGTGGATTATCCACTCGTACTGAATGGCAACAGAATGATGCGCCAATATTATGGTGCACTTGGATCAGGGTCGATTAGCAGCACCACATTTAATGCTCTGGACCTACACCAGTATGGTGCTCAAGATAACTATGCTTTGACATTTAATCCGAACCAATACACAAATAGTGATATATCAGCTGCCGACAGTTCCCACAGCAAAAAAGTTTTTTGGGATAAGCGCCTGCCATTCGAGACCATGTTAACGCCAGCTAAGTATCTTAACGGATTATCAGTACCAGATCAAGAAGCACACCCATCAGCATCTCTATGGAATGTTACCTGCTCTTTTGCTGGAGACGAGGAAGATGACGCATATACTTTAATGGCTAGCAACTTCTTTGGGGAAACAGCAGCGTTCTTCTTGCAAGATGCCGATTATACTTCATTGAAGTCCGGCGTTTTGCGCGAAAACTTGCGGTTTGTTTCCGGCTCCACATACATGGCACGTGTTAAAATTAATCGCTCAATGACAGGATCTAGATCCTATCTAAATGAAAAGGGAGGCATTCATGTCACTAATTCCGCCGGCGCATCAAGTACTTACGCCTACGGATATGGGGTCCTAGGAGCGAGAGCGTTCAACCACCTACAAGGAGTTCGCTCATTCATAACAGGCGGCAGCGTTGCCGGCGCATCAGCAGAATACCCTCTGCCACAAGATCCATATCATATGCCCGGATATCGCGAATCGTTCACGATGTACAGCCGACCGACTGCCTTTGGACCGGAATTATCCGGACGAATGCCGTGGTCTCAAGCGAGTGGGTCCGACACTGTGTATAATAAAAATACATATCATTATCCGCTTGATTCATTTAATGGATTTAACTGGTCGTTTACTCCACCTTATTACCACGGCGAAGCTTGGGCAGATTTGATCTTCCGACCAAATCACACCAAGTCTTACGATATTCAACAAATAATGGCAGAAACAATTACTCAATACTGGCGTTGTGACGCCGGACCCGCAGAGTTTTTGAACCAAACTAGCAAAACGCAAACACTACTTATTAGCAGTTCGTTTAGAAGTCCAAGTGTTTCGGGTAACTTGGCTGTAGAAGCCGGCTCTAAGTACCCCTCTGCTGGTATCGCGATTAATCAAAACGCAATGCAGTTAAGCGCTAGCTTCAATCTGTTTGGAATTGAAGAAGTACCGTTCCAAGAAACTGACGCTTTCGGAAACCTGACCACCACGCGAAATGATTCCGTTGGGCAGCGCTGGGTCATCAAGCCCAAATACGAAACTCCGATGTTAAATTTCACCGATACGGGACCACACCCGATCAAATCTGGTTCCTTAAGGGACGACGACGGTATCAAGCGGTGGGAAGACGGCGCAGGAGAACCCGGGTACTTAAGTTCACCCCCCAACCTATCAGCCTCAGTTCCCCGCGGAATGTGGCATCAGTTTGGTATAATCGAGCCGGATCCCGATAAAGGCATTTTCATGCAAATCGGAGATATCCCAGAAGCTTGGCTCAAATACCATTGGACAATGCTTAATACGGGGAGCGTTTATAACAAGTACACCCCTCAACTGACATCGATCGGTCACGGCATCCCCGGCGAAGCCGGCATGATGAATGATTACACAAAGATCAAATCATTGACAAGTCTTGTCGGATTTGACAAAGGTAAGCCTCGCAAGAGATTAGGGCAGCTAGCAAAAAGCAGAACGATAAGAGAAGCTATTGTGGCGGTGCCTTATATCACAGAGACGGTAGACGCGCAAGATATCGGCGCCACAACCGCAGCAACAGCAAATCGTAAAAAATTCATTGAGATAAGTCCCGAGAGACTGAGGGCAGCGAAAGACGATAGGATCGGATCTGCCGAGGGAGATTCCTTGATAACTGCTGGAGAATCGATTAGGAAGCAATTGCAAAAGATGAAGCGCTATGTACTGCCGCCTGAGATGGACTTTCTGAACAACGAATCACTACCAGCGATTGCCATGTATATCTTCGAATTTGAATACACTTTTGACAAAGACGATCTCAACTATATGTGGCAGAACCTAGCGCCGCGAGATTCCCAAAAGATCTCCTTTCAATCGCAGTCTGTAGCTCACGAACTCATCAACACAGAACTCTTAAGCGAAACAGAGTTGGCAGAAAACCAGAACCTTCGTTGGATGGTGTTTAAGGTCAAACAAAAGGCTCAAGCAGATTACTATGACTTGACTTTGCCGCAAGTTGGTGAAGCTCAAATATTAGGAGTCGGCGGAACAACGGTCCCAACAGGAAACAAAGGACAGATTAAAACTAAGAGCGGAAGCGTCGTTAAATATAACTGGCCATATGATTATGTCTCACTTATCGAATTAATTAAGATTGATGCGCAGATCCTTTATTCTGAACCACGCACGATCTCACGTGATACCATCGGCACCTCGGGAGTACTTGCCTCTACTGCTCCCCAAGATTTTGGGAGCATGGTCAATGATCTCGTCACTGCACCCGGCTATCGAGGATCCACTAGCACTCCATCGCCTGTCTTGAGAGGGGTGCTGGGGGCAGCTTCTCCGCAAATTACGTCAGTGTCTAGAGCGACTTCAATTCAACCTATTGCTCCGACACGTGTCGCCAGCCGGCGCTCAATGAAGTTTAAAGGAGGTTACTAATGGCTAAATTTATCAACAAGAAAGAGAGAACATATGATTTCAGGCTTACTCCGTACGGACACTACCTGTTCTCGGTGGGCTCGTTTAAACCGGAGTATTATGGGTTTTATGACGATAACGTGATTTACGACAGTGTTTACGCGACGAGTGGACAACCAACAGCCGTCTATACACATGTTGAAACGACACCGGCGGACGTTACCCACGAAACTTTAATTCTAGAGGATGCGACCGGGAGAACGCATACGATGACATTCAACGATGGTCTCTCTCCGCCGACTGTGGATGCATCTATCATACGAATCAATGGTCTCTCAAACGCCACACAATATGCTGCACAAGTAGCAATTGCGACCAATTTTGCATATGCAGGCGGCTACATCTCAATCACAGCAGAGCAAGACGAACAACACGTTATTTTGACAATGACCGCGACCGGCTCTGCTGGCGTTGGAAAAACTGTCACAGGTACGGCATTCTCTGACGGTTCGGCAACTGTAACCGCTTTTAAGTTTAACACAGAACCTCAAAACAAAATTCATTCGAGAATTAAAAATGATACGCAGTACTTGGGAACGCAAGTAGTTTTTGAAGACATCGATAAAGGGGGCAACACCTTCACCATGGACGGAACATGGGCTGAACTCCAAGCCGATGGCTCGGATTCGCGTTCCTACTTTGAAATTGATATCACCCCAACAATGCAAATTCCGAGAATGGATTCTTATCGGTTCGAGGGCATGTTGGGGGACGCCAGATTAGAGGGCAACACTCAAAAAGCCCCGGCATGGAAGATAGTGACTTTAGACGGAACGATAAAGTCTTCCTCCCAAACAGACACTTTAAATAACATTAACATTCCTCAAATAAACATTGAGTTAAACTACTTTAAAAAAGTTGAACCATATGATATGATCGGCAGCATAGAAGAAGAAGACTATAGAAATACCTTGGCTTCTACTTATGAATTCTCTGATGGGAATGTAATTAAATTAGTTAGCGAAGATCTCATGTTATATGCCGAAGAACTAAACACTGTACTGCTCACAGAAAATTTTGATATCGAGGTATTTAAAATTTTGGAAGGCGAGATCCCAGCAACCAATATCACCGAAGCTGATCCCCCTAACCCAGCCAACAGCGAAGTGCCCACCGACGCGTTCCGACGCAAATATTTTGAGAAGGACACCGAAAGAATTGCCGGCGGTCTCTTGGGAGGCGAATCATATATGGGATCAGCAGTTGTGGATATGAGCGAACTAACAAGCAGTGTCGCTTACTACTTTGATATCTATAAAGATTATGAGATCAACGAAGAGGTTGCATGCAAAGGCGCCGAGATATACAACAAGGACTCTTATTATATCGATCTTGACTTTGAGTGCACGCCTGAAGCCGATGACCCGGTCTTTAACGATATCTATGGACCAGTGACGGAGCCCGAAATATGTCTGTAAAATTCTCTGGAAACACAATTAACAAGTTTGGCAAGATGTTGCCAACCCTGTATTTTGAGAAGATCTACCTTTACGATACTCACATCAGGGTTAAGCTAGCCATGTATGTTGATGCTGTTGAAGATCAAGAAGACGCATTCGCAGCGTACGCCACTGACTATCTTAATGACTTAAACTATTACGTGATGTTTGTGCTTGACGGTGAAACCTCGCCATATTGGGCATCTTCGACAAACCCGGCAATAGCTGAATACTATCCGATTGATGAAATAGGAGTAGAAGGCACCCGCCGTCTTGAGAAATTGTTAAGCGGCGAAAAAACGATTTTAGACCTCGTGAGATACGCCGGCGAGCCATCCATGTGTGCTTTGGCTGCAGCCAAGGAAGAATTCGACCGTGATTCTCCGTACAACGCCGCTGATGTTTTTACCATCGACGGAATCGACAAAATTGATGGCGAATGGGATGGAGAGCCCATCTACTCGGGCGGCGATTCGTCAGATCCCGACGAATGTTGCGCTCTTGATGGTGGTCTTGATATTCCCACTGAGGTGACGTCGACCACTACTCTGATGGGGACGCCCCTACTGTACCCCTCGTTTGGAACATACAGGCAGAATTTTTACAGATTTGCGTTTGACAGCTTTACTTCTATTCCGGAAACCATATACAACGCCAATGGTAATCCCATTTATAAATACGTGGTCGGTCTAGATCTTGCCACTGACGACGCCTCGATGCATCAGTTTATCCTACAGTTCCACCGAATACCCAAGCTTAGTATGGTGGCGTTTACTGCTCATCACGATCTGGACATTACCTCCACCAATTATGACTTCTTGGCTGCTGCTCGCTCCAACAAAGGCATAGGCAAGCTATATGATGCTAAAGTGTCCGACGCAACGTACGAGAAAGTAACAAATTTTGGTGTCGTGGACTCGGACCCTATATCAATTTATGTGTTGCCGAACCAGTCAGAATATGATGAAACACCAATTCAGGCGATTGACAGCGTTTATTACGCCCCAGTTGATGTGACGCTGGAAGAAATTAGGAGCAAGTTTAAGGCGTTTGTGGGGACAGGGCTATCGTCAGATAGTCAAATACAAGACATATATGATAGCCTAAACTATATTTTGGAAAAATATGGAGATAGTCCCGAGCTTTTGCCTCGACTGGATGTCTTCCGAAAAACGTTTCCGGACACGAGTACAGCTACCGCCCCCGGCAAGATATATCAAAGTTTCAAAGTGATGCTTTATAACGCAGACAACGCAGTTAAAAGAGGCACCGTGCTGATGAAAAAGCTGATTAAAAGTGCGGTAGTAATGGACTATCGCTCAACTGAGCCGCTCACGTGGCAACCACCGGCAGACGAGGACATAGAGATCGGCGCGCCAGAATTAGAGCACAACTTTATTAATACGGATCTTATGCAAATTAACAAATACGGACTGCACATAGGTCGATATGCCCATGCCACCGGCGAGAACAAGCAGAATATTTACATAAACGGATACTGGTTTTTTGATTATGAAAGAGCGCTCAGGAAAACATCAAACATCGCCCGCATTTTTCACAATGGGGTTAAAAAGATAGATGCCTATTTCGGACGAGGGGTGCTAAATTCTTGTTTCAATTTGATGCACACATTACATGCGCGCAAGCGTATTTTAGATAATATAAATACATACTTCCTCGGCTGGGGCGGTAAACTTACGCGACATGAGTCGGACTGCCCCTCCCCGGATGCGGGCACCCCCTCGGTGGGTCCCGACCCATCCAACCCATGGGGCAACAACACAAACTTTTCGGAAGTCACCGAGATCCCCCCCACGGTAGCAGTTAACCAGTGTTTAACAATATATGACACTGACGCGTTTGACTTTAGCGCCGAAGCATTTTCCGGCGAGACCGACGCCGATGTCAACCTGTACCCCACCGTGAAATATTATAGAAATTATACAAACTCAGAGTACAAAAACGAGTATGGAGGGGGCACTTGGGGGTCAATACAATATACGGAAGACCGCAACATCAGCGCGCTGCCTCATTTCTTACGGGAAAATATCGACGGCGTAGAAGATGATGTCGAGATATTTGGGGTAACCGCCGGCACCACACACACGACTCACGATTTCATAAGGAATTTTGATTTTTTCGATAAGCTAACAATCGACGGAGAGCCGTACCGCCTCATGGCATTTGAGTTCCAAGAGTTATCAAAAAACCAGCGCACTGATTACGACTATGAACCAACCTTCAACGATTATTTGATGTTCTCGGTTGTCGTGGAAGATAAAACGAAAGACGTCTATGACTTGCTTATTTCTCAATATATGTCAATGAGAGACACGTTCATTGAGTATTATGATGCTGCATATGAATTTTGCAGCTACAACAACGTTGATGGCAACTTCAACACATTTTTTCAGACAGCCATGGAACAACAAAACTCAGAGGAACCTGAACAAGCCCCATGGATTATGGCGCCAGTTATATATTATTTTCATGTTGATCTACTAACGGATGCATTTGGCGGAAGCTTCGATAAGATAATCGATGCTGCTATTCGCGAAAGTGAAGGCATAAATCCAACTACAGGAAGATTGGAGGACGTAAAAACGTTTAGAGAGAAGATAGAAGAGCTATACAACATAAACTATGAACCCTCCAATCCAGAGGGACTACCAGCACATGCTGAGGGGTTGCGCAACTCGCGCACAATCTTCGGCGGCGCCGGAAAAACATATTTTCCGCTCCCGGAATTGAAGACCGACATGCCGGTTGGTGCCCAAATTAGCACCATGCCTACCGAGCTGGTCGTGGGCGACGTCGACCCTGACGATATCTTCGGAGAAGATGACCAAGGCGGCGCCGTGACGCCGTTCACCCGCGGCGGTCTAAAGATGGTCAAGATGGCATTTGGATTTAAACAGATCCCCAAGCACAGCACCGATCACGATTCTGATGGATACATTAGGATTACGCCTGTTGGCGGACTTCAAGAGCTTCCCAATGGCGAAAACGCCACCGCCTCAACCGCTGCCACGCTGGAGCAAATATGCTCCCCTTACGGTCGCGACAAAGCCGACGCAACCGGGATTTACCTGTATAATAGTAATTGGGATTACGATGGTAACAAATGTAGACCAAGCACAGAAAAATACCGCACAGTGTGGCTTTATCCCGGCATTACATATACCATTATGTGGTATGCGCGCGCGACTGAAGGCGGAACCGCATACGGCGGCGATCTCGCGCCACTGATCTACACGACTGCCACAATCACTGTGCCTACGGGAGAGCCCGGCACCGGTGGAGCCGACATAGAGGGTTCTGAAGAAAATAGTGGTCAGAAGATCGACGATCAAGCACAACTAACGGACAGTCGTTATAATTACTATGTCTTACGCGCCGGCTGTAAGCGAACCAATGCCTTCGAGGGTGCGTCACGCCGCGGACTTTTTGGCAAGACCAAATCCTCATTCTATGATGCGGACCAGAGCTTGTGGGAAAATATCGAGGCGGAACCAGATTGGCGGACCTTCGCCGGTTATAAATTTACTGCACCATATGGCACCTAATAATAAGTTTTATAAATTGTACAGCTTTCTATTTATTGTTGAAAAGGAATTTTTTAAATGGGACTCTCCACAACTTTAAGCTCCGGACTCCTACAAAGCAAAAGCAGTCGTCGGCGCATAAAGAACGCTAACAATCTTCAGGTGATCGACGGTCAAGTCTATTCGCCAGCCCACGACTTTGACCAATTGACGATTAGAAAAATTAACAAACGAATGCAACGGGCGGGACTAAAAAACAACAGCAATCCGAACGTCAGCGTTCAAAATTTAGCATCCGGAGTTCTACAGATAGCCGGCATTTCACTCACAACTCACACAAATCGAAACAAAATAGATTTCTCGCTGATCGCATCTCAACTGGACACGGAAACGTTAGACAATCCAAATATTTTGAATCCGTCACAATATACAAATATTCAAAAAAGAAAAATAACATTAGGACCGATGTTTCCCAATTTAAACGATCCTATATATGTGCTCGATGACGCGCCCCCCATAAGAAAACAAACTCAAATGGAAGCAATCGCGTCAGCCGAAACTGTGCCGAATTTAATATCTATAGCTTATGACATGAATAAGATAACCGAAGATCCACGTCAGCCCACATTGAGAAACTTTACAAGATACGGAGGGGCATAAGAAGTGACTAGTGAATACGAAGCTGAAGTCGGTGGTGGCGACGGCTACACCCCAAGGAGTTCGGAGGGCATTCTCCGCGACGTCGCTGTCGACCCCAGCACTGAACTGAGATACCAATCCCGCAAGACCGTAGTGCCAGAGAGCGAATTTTGCCTTTTATTTACAGTTACTGCGAATAGTCTCGATAGTGATGGGCTTATTAAGCCGAATTCTGTAGAGCCTGTTTGGTATAATCAGGACGCAACCGATGATCTATTTACTGAAGCTCTGACTGGTGAAAATCAATTTGATACAATCCTGCAGGGTTTGGGCAACGAAGCTATTGGGATTTGCAATTATGAGATAATGGGCGCCCAAACGTTTACCGAAGCGTACCAATACGAAATGTTTAGGAATGTCGCCGCAGTTCAAAACTTTGCTGCCGAAGATTCATCCGGCGGGGCAACTTTTCTAACGCCGACACCTTCTTATTATGAGGCTGCTGATGAGTGGAGGGTGGAGTATACTCCCGAAGAAGTGCAAGGTTTGATAGACAGATTTGGTGGCGTCCCGGGCTCCACCTTTGAAGAAGTAATATCCGAGAAAATGCGCTCTTTAGCGATAGAAGTTCTCCAAACTTTCCCCAGTCGAGATCTCCACTTTTCTAAAGCGAAATCTTTAATGTTAAGAACGTCAAATTTGGCTGCTTTCGCAGTTTCTGAAGGAGATCAGAATGTAACTCTGTCACTTGAAAGAATGGGCGCCGATTATGGGAGTTCTGCGTGAGTGAATACATTAAAATAACGACCATTGACACCAATCTTGTCTCTGGCTCGCAAGATAAGACTAGGAATATGATCGGTGGTTATTGGCACGTAATGTCTTCAGAAGACGAAGCCGACTATGGATCGTCGTTGATATACAGCGAAACACCTTCCACAGACACAGGTACGACAGTCACGCCGGCACACTCAAGTGAGTTTGATATGCATCCCGAGGCGCCGTGGACCACGGCTTCTGCTGATTCTATTGCGCCGAACTACAGGATTCCAGTCCGCGTAATTGGCAACCCTGATATAGTTAAGGATGACGTACACTGGGCTGCAATTTTGGCAGGAGGCACTTATGGCACATCTTCATATGATGGAATCTTATCCAACGGCACCTTCGACGCGCACAATTTTACGATGGAAGTGCCATATTCGAAGCTCGACGCAAAAAACATAACGCCGGAAAACTATGCAGACTATGATTATTACGACATAAAATGTAACTATCAAGACTACTATCCACAATATGAAACTTATGTACAAGGTTTAGACAGTGATTTACTGATCCCCAATTTCTATATTTTAGAAATGTATAGGCAAAAATATGAAACTGATAACTTTGACGAAGAACTTACAGATTTTGTCACCGCCGGCAACAGCCTCTCTGTTGATCCACATGATATACTTGAGGATTACTTCGGGACTTACCCACCACCTTATGTGATGAGCGCAAGGTCAATAGCGGGGGTTGATCTCCCCAGGGGCACCTTCCTTTATCGTGACGCCACTAGAAATGCGCGAGATTATTTGACAGGCACTCTCCCGAACAGCGAGCTATCAGGCGCCACTTTCGATTATATCACCGGTCGATTCTCGAACTTTTTATTTAATGAGGAAGCACAAGGACAGTATAACCAGACAGTCATGGAGGATAACGCAGTGAACAGGGCACCCTTCTATGTTTCGATGGATATTCCTGCTATCGGGGATAATACCATGCGAAGCACCTTTGCAGGTTTAGGATTTGAGGATATGTTTTTGTCGAATCTCCGTGCGCACTTTGAATCGACCGCTATCCAATCCACCTCGGTCGAAGACTACCCAACCACAGCACTTATCGAGAACGATGCGCTGGTAGACGGATCCATCATTCCCTTTGGGCAGACACGAAATGTATCATATCGTAGTGTTGATTACTTAGAATTCCTGCTTAATTGCGCCAATATGGCATCTTTTAGCGCTTTGAGCGATCAATATTTGTTTGAGCCTTTGACACCAGAGACTTTAATGCTAAGAAATTTTAACGGCGCCTACCGCTTCGCCAAAAGCACAACAGCGTTTGCTGTGTTAAGCGCAGCAGTCGCTGAAATGAACTCGGAACCATTAGCGTGTGTCGGCGGATCCACGATAAATTATGTCGACTTTTTAGCCATGGCAGAAGCCTCCGTGTCCGCGGACACTCTCGCATATAGAATAGCGAAAACTAACGCCACTAGGGGAGCCTTCGTTCAAAATGTTTTTCTGTCTAACCCCCACCCCAACAGGGTATCGTACTATGACACACAAGTTCGTTACGGCGAGACGTATACATATACCACATATGCTTATGTGCTTGTGAAGGGCTATAACTATCGATATACTAATCTATTGGGGACTCGTTTGATAGGCGACGCAGATCACACATTATCAAAAGTGGCGTCAGCCCTTGGGTTAGAGTTGGAAGCCCTCGGCGAGAATGATGCGACGCGTGATGCTGTTTCTCATGCACATGGCGAAGACTATTTCAACAGCTTCGTGCAAGTTGCAACAGGAGCCGACCATTGTCTAGAGTTTTTTAACTTGTCAAATGGTGCTGCATCCCCGCAACTGTATGTGGCGGCTGATGAGAACCCGCTTATTGTCGCAAATGCATTTAGTACCAATGCACAAGTGCTAAGCGAAAACAGGTATATGGCAGATTTCTATCTAAGTCTTGAGCCTTCGTGGAAAATAATGGAAGTGGAAGTGGCGAGCAAGACAATTACAATTTTGGATCACATGCCATCCGCGCCGGATATTACACCCTACCAAAGGATGGACGATTCTCAAATAATAGGATTTTATGCTAACCTTGAGTCGTTCACGCCATCTCTTTTTCCGACGTCCATAGATCCAACACAAGAGGAGCAATATAAGCAAGATTATCTACGTTCGTATAACCTGCTGGATTCCGAAAATGCTCAATTCCGCTCAGTTTCAAGAGCGTCGTCTTTAGAGGTTTATAGGATCGACAAGAAGCCCGCATCTATTTCGGACTTTGCTGGAAAACTCGTTGCAACCAAAGATCTATCGGTAACAATGTACGGAAGCACAAAAACCAATTGCTTCTACGAAGAAAAAATACGAGCCAACAAGAAATACTATTATTTATTTAGGTTTCTAAACGAACACGGAATCAGCGGTCTTATATCGCCGATACATGTAGCAGAATTAGTTAATGATGGGGGCTACAAATATTCCAAATTTAATGTATTATATGAGACAGAACTCACTCAGTCTGATGACGCGGTAGTTTCCGAACCATTTAAAAAATTAATGAGAATTATTCCGAACGCCCGACACATATTTATGGACGATTCCGAAGTTGACTATGAGCAAGAAGCATCAACTCAATTGGAGAACGTAAAGATTGGAACAGGTGTTGATGATACGATCTGGGACACACCCTTCAAAGTGCGCCTAACCTCTAAAAAAACTGGCAAGAAAATAGATCTTAATATTACATATAGAATAAGAGAGAGCAGCTACTAATGGCTTTTCAGGACACATCATACACCATCATATTGGACGCAGTGTTGACCGACATCGGCAGAAAAAGAATGGTCCAAGGGGACTTTAAAGTTGCTAAATTCGCCATGGGAGACGACGAAATTGATTATGGCTTGTGGGCGCCCGGAGACAGCTTTAGCGCTCAGACGAACATCGAAAATACTCCAGTTTTGGAAGCGTTTGCAGGACAAAACGCGGCAATTTTGCACGGACTTATAGATTACGGACGTTTGGATATTTATTTCGTGCCCGAGGTTGTTGTAAATCATGACAGAGTAGCAGAATCAGCAACCCCCTACCCGGATCACAAAGTGGGGAGATACTATCTGTCAGTGAATGATGAAACCACAGAAAAACTCAAGTTGAGTACAGCGCTGGCTTCGGATAAATATATTTTAGAAAGCAATTCTGAGTTGAAAACCAAGCTTTTAATTGAGTCAGGAATAAACATTTTGGGGACAACATCGATCCCAGACGACAAATTGGCAAAAGAAAGATATGTGACGCAGATGAACCTATATGATTCATACTTCATTATTTCTGTCGATTCAAGATTTGTTGAGAACGTCCTAAGTCAACCCCAAGGTTCATATTTTAAGACCGACGCTTCCAATAATCTATACATGAACTTCGAACCCCTACAAAGGAACATCAAAGTATCATTAGCACCAGTCGTAGATTACTATGAGAGTTACAGGATTCCTGCAGTAGACACTGAAATATTTGGCGGCAATAGCGGTACCGGCACAAGTGTGAGGAATGCCAATTCAGCCCTCATAGGTCCCCGCGGCACAGTAATAGCACTTAATTTTAACATTTTCAATGAACTATGTGGAGACTCGACAACAACCGCTGACGACTCCTATTATATTTTTGGTACAAGAAGCTCCGATCTTTTTAGCGACGGCAATTTGTACGATTATATTGATACTACTATATACATTGAAGGGCTGTCGAGTAACGCCCGGCTTCAAATACCGATAAGGATCACTAGATATGCCGGTACGTAGAGCAAAGAAATGTACTTATATAAGTAGAACAAACAAAATACCAACTATTTATGAAAGAGAGGAAATAATAAATGGCTTTTTTGGATAACTCCGGCGACATCATACTTGATGCAGTATTAACTGAGACCGGTCGCAAACGAATGGCAAACGGCAACTTTGGCATTTCGAAATTTGCCCTAGGCGATGATGAAATCAACTATACAACCTATAACAAGAATCACCCATCAGGCTCGGCATACTATGACTTAGAGATACTTCAGACGCCCGTATTAGAGGCGACTACCCAGATGAACTCTAACATCAACTATGGTCTACTGTCTATCACAAATACCCAGCTACTTTATATGCCAGCAATTGACATGAATGAACTGCTTCCAGATCTGGCAGTATTCAAGACCGGAAGTGTTTATTATGTTGCCACCAACCAAGCAACAGCAAACAAGCTAGCTCTCGCCACCAGCATTGGCAATACTAAGTATATTTCAAAAGCCACCGGTACGCCGCAGAGAGACGGTAGAATTATTTTGTTCGAATCTGGTATCAATAACTCGAAGCTGGCATCTACTGCGGCAAATCGCAGCAAGTTTTTGGTGTCAACCGACATGGTAGATAGCAGTTTTACGGTTCAAGTAGACGGTCGCTTTATCGCGTCAGTCGCCGGACTCGCCGCCAATAGCACTTTTACAAACGATTTTGAGGATAATCTCGTGGCAAACCTATCCGTAGGCGCTGGCAGCATCAGCGGTGTCGCCGCGACGGGTCTAGCCAATTACAACAACTTTACTGTCCCCGGCATAACCGACGCGATAACAGACACATCATCAGGGGCTTCTCAGTGGAGTGCCCTCAACGGACCCAAAGGGACCATCGGTGGCGTGGTCTTCAACACCGTGAGCGAATTGGGATCCACGGACACGAGATCCTCTCTTTATAATGATTATGGAGTAATCAGTGCCACGCCATTCGGAGGCTCCGACACCTACGATTATATAGATACGGTTGTTTACGTTGTCGGCAACAACACATCTGCCGTGATCCAATTGCCGGCTAGAATTATCAGGAACGTTAGTTAAAATTAGGAGTTTATAAATGCCTGTACAGAATTATGAAAATATCGACACAAACACAGATGTCACGACAACCCGGACGCTATTACACGAAGTAATACCGCTGACGGGCACAATTGTTTCGGGCACCTACAGTGATCTTAACATCAAAAACTATTCTCACGGGATGTTCCAGTCGACTTACGACTATCCTTATCTAAGCTCCTCGGCTAACCATCTCTTTGATGTTACTTGCGGCTTTGATGAGGGAGCCGCTGTGACAGGCTCAGCGCAAACTCTCTCTGCGTCAGCGCGCTATAGTGGCGTACAGGTCGCCAAAAAGATCAACATGTATAACCAATTCTCTCAAGTACTTTTGGGATATACGGGCAGCAACAACACTGTTGAGATTTTTGAGAGCGACTTGAATATCAGCGACAATTCTGCGCAGATGACATCGTGCTATTTCGTTACGCTATCGCGCCTTCTTATGAAAGAGCAAATTAAGAAAGGCACCTTCAGCATGACGCTCGGCACAGGATCTCACAGGAATGCTGGCTCGAATTATCCCACCGCATCTGCATATTCTATCACGCTTATCGATGCTTCCGCCTCGTCCGGCGATAGCGGAGGCTACAAGTCCGGACTCCCCGGCGGTGACTACGGCGTCCTATATGTGTCTGGTTCTCAATACAGTACAACAGGAATAGCGGTAGGCAACATATGGTATCAGGCAGGAGTTATTGTATTAACTAGCTCGGTATTTGGAACAGGATCCACCGGCGCCCCCCGGCAACCGAATCAAATTCCGACAGCCATAGTCTCTGAATCGATGGGCGGCGCCACCTACACAGCCATTCAAACAATGGTTACGGGAACCATTACAGGTTCGTGCGACATTGTGCGTGAGAGAATCCAAAACATCTCGTTTAACAATACAACCGAGATCAACTCTAAGATTTACTTCTGCCGCGTTCCGCACAACAAGTATAACTATAGCTCGAACCCCACATATACTAGCGCAAGTAAAATCAGAGTGAAAGAAAAGGCGTCAGATCCACCAATTAGCTACATTACAACCGTGGGTCTGTATAATGCTAGCAACGAACTCTTGGCGGTCGCTAAGCTTTCAGAGCCGCTTCGAAAAGATCCTACGAACGAGATCACGCTAAGAGTTAGATTGGATTACTAAAAATGGCGTTCCGCAAGATAGGAGAAAACGACTTCTTTCTTAACACGATGAAGGCGCAGCCGCATAATAAGTTTTTCATTTTCGACACTTACGTATACTATAATAACGAGTCGTTAGTGACGGGATCCTCCGGCAACCGGAACACGGGCTCGCAAGCACGCACAGTAAAGAATGTCCCTCGCGGCTTCGTTAGTCTATATGAATACAACATAGATCGCCCCCATTCAGGTAACGTGGGAAGATCGAACTGGGCGAACCGAAACATCGCCGGCGGCGGAAAGACCGCTGCAGTGATCGAGGGTCCGGTAGCGTTCGGCTACCCCGGCGGCGTTATGGGGCTTCATTCATCCGCAAGCTATAATGCATTGAAGCAAGCCTATGACGACACCACCGAGCCCGTCACATTCTTGCCAAACAACGGCACGATATACGCATATATTTCAAAAGACAGCGCCCGCTCGTCCTTCAAAACAGTAGCGCCAGTTTCATATAATACTGAATATTCCTACGGCGCAGTCCAATCGTTCCAATATCCTCTGTCCTCGTCCATTACACGCGAGTATATCGAAACCCCCTCCTCTTCAGCAGGGGTCTACAATAAGCACTACGTCGCGTTACGGAATCGCTTAAACTTTTACGGCGCCAGAAGCCAGCAATATATTGTGAAGGGACCCACTTGGGACAAAGACACTCAAACCCTTAATATGATTCACATTCCATCTATTTTCTATGGAACGAAAATTGAACCCGGCACCGTCTCCTTGAAATTCTACTGGACAGGCTCGTTAGTTGCCGAGTTAAGAGATGATCGTCGCAACGGAGAGCTTATTCAACAATCAGATACTGACGATGGAACGGGCGTACTCGGATACAGTGGAAGTTGTGCTGGGGTTGTTATGTATGACGAAGGAATCGTTATTTTAACTGGCTCGTGGGATATGAGCGATCAAACTGCAAGGCTAATTGATGCCTCCGCGGTCAAACCCAAATGGATCTATTGGGGCGTTGGAGCAAATGACGGGACCGTGAAAGGTTCTGGTGGCATAGACTCAACATTTGCCAATGTCTCCTTCGACATGTCCTTTAAGGGCAATACCGAAACTCAGGTGATGACACTTTTTGCGCATGCGCGCCGCGGCGAGGCAAACTATTCCAATAATCCAACTTTTCTAAAATTTGGACAAGAGAAAGTTAACTACACGTCATCTCATGTATATCAAGAAAATCCAAATCTGCTGATGAAGAACACCGTTAGCTCAAGCTTCGGCACGACCAATAATTTTGATTATACGTCTTCGTTCGAAAGGCAGGTATACATTTCGCGCATCGGAGTATATGACAAAAGCAAGAATTTAATTGGATTGGCAACACTTTCAAATCCAATTTTAAAAAAAGAAGATCAAAGCTATACATTCAAATTGAAGATGGATGTATAAATGAAGCCCATTGTAATTTTAGCACCAAGGTTTCTCAAAGCGATATCGTGGGTAATCGATATCTGCGCCATTACCCTATATCCCTTTATAATTGCGCGAGAAGAAATGTCCGAAGACGTTTTAAATCACGAAAGTATACATATCGCTCAACAAAAAGAATTACTTGTGGTATTCTTTTATATATTGTATGGCTGGGACCACCTAAGAGGCTTTGTGAAATACAGAGACAAAAACAAAGCATATTTTCAGATTAGATTTGAACAAGAAGCTTACGAACACATGTATACGCAAACTTATTTAGACACTCGACAGTCATATAGCTGGAAAAACTACAAGGTATAAAATGATTTTAGGGGTTGACATTTCAACCAGCATCACTGGCTTTGCTATTGTTGCTGACGACCAGATTCTTTATTATGATTCAGTTGATTTGAGGAAGTATAAGGATATATTTGAAAAGACTATTGTGTTGAAAGAAAAGCTTTTAGACTTGTTCGAGATGTACCAGTGCGATAATGAAGCCTTTGTGGGATCCTCAGAATATCCCATTGAACACATTTATATTGAGCAGTCTCTTCATATGTTCATGGGCGGAAAATCGTCCGCCAAAACCCTATCAACTCTCACTCGCTTTAATGGAATCGTATCGTGGTTAATTTATGAATTGTTTGAGATCAAACCAAAGTTCATTGGCGCCTCATCCGCACGCAAGCAAGCTGGCATTAAAGTCCCGAGAGGACAAAAGGCAAAACAAGTTGTGCTGCAGCACTTATTGGAGAATGAGCCAGCATTTAGTATTGAGTATACCAAGCACGGAAACCCGAAGCCAGAGTCCTATGATAGGGCTGATGCTATCATAGTTGCCAAAGCTGGCTATAGGGTAGAACAAAATAATCAAGAAAAAGCTTGACGAGCTATTTAAACGATGTTAATATACATAAGATGATCTTTCATCATACCTAGGAGATAAAATGAAAGTAACAAATGGACATAACGTAAAAGTCCACTACAGGGGTACCCTCACTGATGGTACCGAATTTGATAATTCGCGGGTACGCGGCGAGACACTCGATTTTGAAATCGGTTCTGGTCGCATGATTCTCGGATTTAACAACGCAGTTGTTGGAATGAGTGTGGGGGAGACAAAGACGTTTACTCTCGCACCGGACGAGGCGTACGGTCTACGTAATCCGAACGCCTTCCAGCCAGTACCGAAGACGGCATTTGGTCCAGATTTCGAGTTTTTAGTTGGCGAAACTATTCAAGGAAATGGTCCTGCAGGTCCTTTCCTTGCTAAGATTCACGAACTTCAAGAAGACAATGTGATTCTGGACATGAACCATCCCCTCGCTGGCGAAGAACTCACCTTTGAGATTGAGTTGATGTCTGCCGAGTCCGAGACTACCACCGCTAACTGGTCTGCTTCAATGAAAAAAGCAGAGCTTCTAGAGGTTGCAAAGTCCCGTGGGTTGCCAGTCAACACCAAGTCCACAAAGGCTCAGATTATCCAAGCACTTGGAGCTTGATTAATTCTGATCGGCAAATAAAACCTCGCTTCGGCGGGGTTTTTTTGCTTGACAGCCAAGCCACCATATGTTAGATTGTATATGAGGGCATATGAATAAGAAAGAAGCGAAGAAGATCCTACATGCAGCAATTGGAAACTACGCAGACAAAGGCAGCGAACTACTTTTCGCGTGCCCGGTCTGCAATCACCACAAGCGTAAGTTCTCTGTTAATCTCGATAAAGGTTTTTATAAGTGCTGGGTTTGTGATTATCGCGGTCGCAATCTTAGGCGTGTTGTTAGGCGTTTTGGTTCGTATACACAACTACAGAAATGGGACGAAATTACGAACAGGTCAGATCTTGAGAGATTTGCTGATCTCTTTATGGAACCAGAGCGTCGAGAAGACGCGGAAAAACCGGAACTCCCGGAAGAATTCGTAAGCCTCTGTTCGGACAATATCCCCGCCACAGGCATGTATGCGCTTAGATATTTACAAAAGCGCGGACTTACCAAGACGGATATTCTTAAATGGAAAATTGGATATTGTTTTAGCGGAGAATATCGTAATAGGATTGTTATTCCTTCTTTTGACAGCGAAGGAGACGTAAGTTACTTTGTTGCGAGAGCCTATAACGGCGACTCATACAAGTATAAGAACCCGAAGGCTTCAAAGAATATTGTATTTAATGAACTATATATCGATTGGAACAAAGACTTAGTTTTAGTCGAAGGAATTTTTGATGCTATTATCGCCGGAAACGCTGTACCTATCTTGGGTAGCACGTTACGAACTGGTTCCGAACTGGTCCGAAAAATCGTCACAAACGATACCCCAATCTACATCGCCCTCGACCCCGATGCGCGAGACAAAGAAAACAAAATCATCAAAACACTTCTTAAATATGATATCGAAATGTATAAGATCGATGTTTCGGACTACGAAGACGTAGGGTCCATGTCGAAAGAAGTTTTCGAAGAAAGAAAAAAGAACGCTGTATTTATAGATAATGACAACTATTTACTGTTGAATTTGCTATCAGCACTATAAGGAGAACAGCATGTCCAGATGGGGAAAACCAAGAAAAAACGTCAGGAGAATCGACCCACGATACTTTATGGATGAGAAGGCAGAAGTAATCAAGGAAGAAAAAGAAGTCACGCGCATGAAGGAGATTGCTGGCGTAGGCGCCGGCGCACCGTCGCCCTCCGCACGTCGAACCCCACGATTACAAACTCGCGAACCTGACATGACACAAGCACAAGAGCTTGCTCAAGTCCTCGCCCAAAGTCCGGCAGTCATGGCTGCTGTACAACAGGCAGCGAAGGATCCCGAAGTCCAAGCCGCTGCGCAGGAAGGTGCAGCGGAGGCAGACGCAATGCAAGAAGGCGACGGGGTGCTTGGGGGTAATCCATTATCGGATGCAGCCCTAGCTACCGGACTCGGCGCCGGCGGAATCATGATGATCGGCGCTGCAGCAGTCGCCACGCCGGCAGTATTTGCGCTGGGATTAACCGGAGGCGTGGCGTTAATGGCAATCGGAATATTAGTTAGCCAGATCGTCGAACAGTAGCTAAGGAATAAACAAGTGAAAATCACCAAATCCCGACTTAAAGATATTATCGAAGAAGAGCTTAGTAATTATTTGTCCAACATATACAAATGGTGCCCCTCGGGAAGCAAATGTTCTCCGGAGAAGAAAAAGACAAAGTGGTGGAAAGGAAGATGAAGATCACAAAAACGCAGCTTAAACAAATCATCAAAGAAGAGCTAAGTTCGATAGAGGATCTTGAAGCCCGGCTTGCCGGCATGGATGCGCGCAGAGACGACGACACTCAGAAAGTCAAACACAGAGACGCTAGAGACGAGCTAAATGAAATAGCCCGAACCCTACAACAAATGTTTGAGTTGTCAAACCTTATGGTGCAGAAGAAGTCAGAACACTTTCAGAACACAACTGTTTATGGGTTACCCATCCGAGAACAAGGTGCCCTTAAGGAGTTGGCTGATATTACTAGAGAATACGCCAAGCATGTAAAAGGTGCCGAATCAGAGCCAGTGACTGAAGGTCGAGGATCTGGGCATTCTGAAGTCTTAAGGCATACAAACGATGCAGTCGAGCGTATAATTAAGAAGGTTGGCTCACTAGGAGATGAGCTTGTATCCGGCGCCACTCGCGGAGGACCGTACGAGAGGATGCCAGTTGACATGTATATAGATGGCTTCGACAACTACGACGAACCCCGAAAAGTGCTCAGAGAACAAGCATTAAAATTGCGATTCGCGATTGAATATGGTTTAGATCGCCCGGTACCACCCGGGATTAGAGATAGGCTTAAAAAAGAGATCAAATCGGGATTCCTTAGTAATATGCGCGGACTTAAATCAACATATAGAGAACACATGCTGAAGATCGTTAAAGAGGAAGTCGAAGCCGCACTGGAGGAGAAAAAGATGCAAGAAGCCCCCTCAGAAGAAAAGGATGATTGGATCCAAGATGCAGAAAAAGATATTGAAAAGCGCGGCACGGAAGGTGTCTGCACCGGCGATAAGTTTGGTGGACCAACGTGCAAGCCGGGAACGAAGAGATATAATCTAGCCAAAACATTCCGCAAGATGGCAAAGGACAAAAAGAAATGAAGATTACAAAAGAACAATTGCGTAAGATTATCGCGGAAGAGGTCGCCAATGAAGGCGTCGTGAAAAAGCCTTTCGATGACTCCATGATCACTCACGATGATTATGAGCAGTCTGACGAGCCTTCTCGCGACGATACTGGCGAGCCTCCTCTTACACAACGATCACAACGCAAACTTAACCACAATCATATGCTGGCGAGAATTAACGACGCAAAGCTTTACCTTCAACAACAAGGCGATCCAGTAGCGTCAGAGCTTTCTCAAGAGTTAGATCAGGTAATATACAGCATGGAACTGTTAAGTGATTATTTTATGGGCGATATGCCCTCTGAGTAATGGCACAAAAAAATACTTGACAGCCTCTACTGAACAAGATATACTTGTATAGTAGAGGCACATTTGTGCTCGGAGGGAAGTTTGAAGTTTGCACACATCAGTGACACTCATATCAAAAATTTGAAGTATCACTACGAATATAGAATTGTATTCGAACAATTATACCAGACACTGCGAGAGCAGGAAGTCGATTACATCGTTCATTGCGGAGATATCGCACACACAAAGACACAGATCTCACCAGAGTTTGTGGAAATGTGTTCTGATTTCTTCCGCAGTTTAGCGGAGATTGCACCCACATATATTATATTGGGCAACCACGATGGCAATCTAAAGAATAGTAGTCGCCAAGACGCATTGACGCCGATTGTAGATGCGTTAAACTTGCCAGCTCTGCATCTGCTCAAAGAATCTGGCGAAACCCACATAGACGATAAGTTCTGTTTGAATGTGCTTTCAGTCTTTGATCGAGATAATTGGACAAAGCCAAGCGATACTGATAAAATCAACATCGCCCTGTATCACGGCTCAATCAGCAACTGTAAGACTGACATGAACTGGACAATGAGAAATGGCGAAGATACTCTAACTATCTTTGAAGACTTTGATTTCGCCATGCTCGGCGATATTCACCGTCGTCAATATTTAGATGAAGTAGGTCGCGTTTGGTATGCCGGCTCAACTGTACAGCAGAATCATGGCGAAACAAATGATAAGGGGATTCTCATCTGGGATATCCAGTCAAAGGATGATTGGGAAATCGAGCCCATTGTGCTTAAGAATCCAAAGCCATTCTTTACAATTCCTTTAACGATGAAGGGGCGCATGCCACGCAAGATTGATGTGCCAACCGGCGCTCGTCTGCGCTTGGTGAGCAACAACAATCTTCCGCTCAATGTGATGAAGCGCGCAATGGATATCGCCAAACACCGATTCAAACCGGAGAGCATCTCGTTTTTGAACAGAGCCACCGGTGAACGCGGAAATGTTGAAGATATTACAGACGGACTCAAGACCGAGAACTTGCGAGATCCAAAGATTCAGGAAGAACTTATCGATGAGTACCTTAAGGACTATCAGGTGCCCTCTGAGACGCTCGAAAAAGTTTATGAACTCAATCGGGCTTACAACAAAATTATTGAGGAGACAGAGGAAGTCTCGCGCAATGTAAACTGGAAACTTAAGACCTTTGAGTTTGACAATCTGTTTAATTATGGAACAGACAATTCAATTAATTTTGAAAATATGGGTGGTATCATCGGCATCTTTGGAAAGAACTTTTCCGGAAAGAGTTCTGTGATTGATGCTGCATTATATACTTTGTTTAATACGACGTCCAAGAACGAACGCAAAAACTTAAACGTCATTAATCAGAACAGAGATTCATGCGCAGGCAAGCTCACTATCGAGTCAAACAATAAGGTCTATACGGTTGAAAGGAAATCAGAGAAGTACGTTAAGAGGCTTAAGGGCGAGGAAACCCTAGAAGCCAAAACCGATTTGAATTTTGAAGTATATGATCGCATCACCGAAGAAACAACATCTCTGAACGGAACAACGCGAAATCAGACAGATGCAATTATCAGAAAGCATTTTGGTTCTATCGATGATTTCATGGTATCTTCGCTAGCCTCGCAGCATGGTGCGTTAGCATTTATTGATGAGGGCTCTACTCGACGTAAAGAGATCATTGCTAAGTTCTTGGACCTGGAGATTTTTGAAAAGAAGTTTAGGATGTCCAAGGAAGACTCGGTAGAAGCCAAAGTCTTGATTAAGAAGCACGAAGACCGAGACTATGGGGCAGACATCACCGCCGCCACGAAGGAGTTGAATAAGTATCAGAACAAATCAGAGAAGAACAAGAGCCTCTGTGAATCCTTGCGTATTAAGCTTAATACATTGACGGATGTTGTGCGCTTATTGGAAGAACAAATCAAAGCGACTCCCTCGGAAGTGGTGGACATTACTAACTTGCGCAAAGAGCACAAAAAGAAAGTTAATTCTATTGTTGCTTTGGGCGAAACAATCAAAGAACAATCGCAGTTCATATCTCTCAAGAGCGAGGAAATCGCGGCAACCGAGAAGCTACTCGGCGCGATAGATCACCAGAAGAACCTTGAGAATAAGTTGTCGATTGAGAAATTAGATGAAACGATTGCCTCGTTAAATCAAGAACTAGAGAGTATCGTTAAGAAACAGAAGCTGCTAGAGGGAATCCCGTGCGGTGATTCGTTCCCAACGTGCAAGTTTATTAGAGATGCACACGTCTCAGTTGCCACAAGGGATATTGCAGCTAACGAGCGCGATAAGTCCATAGAAGCCCGCAGCGCATTAAATCCCGAAGAAATCGAGTTGGAGATTGAAGAACACAACGCTTTACAAATAAAGTCTTTAAATTTTGAAAAAGAGATTTCTGAGTTGAAGCTTAAGCGAGAGCGCAACAAGGCTACAAAATCTAAGATAGAATTATCTTTGAAAGATATTACTAATCAAATTAAGGAATACGAAGAAAATAAAGAAGCAATTGAGAATCTTGAGAAACTTATAAAGGAAAAAGATAAGCACCAAAAAGACATGAACAGTAAGCAGAATGAGATAACGACTTGCGAACAAGAGACTTTAGATATCGTTAAACTCGTTGGTTCTTGCGAACAAAAGATTGAAAACTTGCGAGAGCAACAAACTGAATACAAAGAACTACAGAACTCATATGCAGCCTACGATCTGTTTATGCAGTGCATGCACCCAAACGGAATTGCATACGATGTGATTAAAAAGAAGATTCCTGTTATCAATCAAGAGATAGCGAAGGTGTTGGCAAATATTGTAGATTTTGAAATTTTCTTTGAGAGTTCTGGTAATAAGTTTGACATCTTTATCAAGCACCCTCTATACGACGAGCGCCCTATTGAAATGGCGTCTGGCGCAGAGAAAACCATGGCGGCGATGGCAATTCGTTTGGCTCTTCTGAGTGTCTCTTCACTGCCCAAAAGCGACTTATTCATCCTCGACGAGCCCGGCACAGCATTAGATGAAGAAAATATGGAAGGTTTTATTAGGATCTTAGAACTAATTAAAGTGTATTTTAAGAACGTTTTGTTGATCTCGCACCTTGATTCGCTCAAAGACTGTGTTGACATGCAAATTGTAATTGAAAAGAAAAATGGATATGCAAGAGTAAACCAATAAGGAGTCAACAGCATGAAAATTACCAAATCGCAGCTTCGAAGCGTAATCAGAGAAGAAATAGAAAACACCGTCGATGAGGGTTTTGTGGACTCTATCAAGGGCGCCCTCGGTCTTGGCGGCAAGAAAGCAGCCCCAGCAGCCGATCCAATGGCAAATGTCCCAGAAGATGAGCGCGAAGACTATGAAGAATTTCGTAGTGGAGGCGCCGCCGGTCAATTCAAGTGGGAAGATGCCCGAGGACAGAACTTCGACGATACGAGTTCATATGAGGCTTACCAGGACTTCTTAAAATGGAGAACCAAGCATGTAGCTGACTCCGAACAACATCGACAGGCTCAATGGGATATTGAGCAAGCCAGGAAGAAGCGCGGCTCTGGAAGATCGTCGTCATCGTCGTCGTCGTATCGACGTGATAAATCCCCTGCCCATCGCGCATCCAGCGCTGTTGGTTCATCTAACCTTGCTTACGGCGAATCCATAGAGAAGATTAAGGACATTATTAGAGAAGTGCTACAAGAGATTCAAGGAGATAAAAAACAGTGAAACTTTTAATGGAAAACTGGCGTAAATTTGTTAATGAACAAGAAGAAGCCGCACAACAAGGATTTGCCCAAATAACTCCCGATACTAATATTGGAGCCGTCAAGGCTGATGAACTCTGGAGGCAGCTTGTGTCCGGACAGGAGAGTCCGCTCTATAATGCGATGAAAAATGCCACTGGCTGGGCAAGCGGCGTCTTGGGCACCCCAGAACAAGTTAAACAAAGGTTTGGGCAGATTGGACAAGAAGCCTTCATAGCGAGAGTTCAACAAGTTCAAAAACTGATCTCTACAGCAAAAACAGCTAAATTTAATATGCCTGCTCTGGAGGGCGGAGACGCCGATGCAGTAGTAGATGCACTAAGCGATCAAGATGGCGCCTTGGGAGTTGATCTAAGTTCGAAATTTGCGAACCAAATCGAAAGCTTTAAAGAGTGGTGGGAGGCACTACCCGAGCCGATTAAACAGATGTACGAAGCAGGGAAGATCCCATCTGTAGAACAAGTACAGCAAGCAACCCAACAGACCCCCCAACAAAACGTCAGTGAAGACAAGTTTCCACGATTTGGAAAAGGTCCAATGCCCGGCGCCCCCGCTGTTGGAGAAAAAGAACAAATCAATCTTAAAAATATTAAGGGCGCCGCATTGGCGTTCTTAACCAAAGGGATGCTCGACGGCGCGCCGGGTGACGCTGTAGCCGTTGAAAAAGACGCCGGCGCCACAAACTCAAAAATGATTCCAACGCAAAGTAATATTTTGGCAGCTAAGTCACTATTATTTGCATACAACAATCCAGCAAAACAACTCAAAGATATGGGCGGAGCCTTTGTCACTAGTGATGGAAAGATTCTCGACGGTCACCATCGTTGGTCAGGCGCCCTTATCGGTACCGGTGGTGCACTTCAGCATACCGGCGTTCATATTGTTAAGGCGCCAGCCGATGCAGTCATCCCTCTTTTGGTTACGGTAGGGAACGCACTTGGTCGCCAGCAAAAGGGTCCCAATCCCGAAGACGAAAACCAGTAAAATAAGGAATAAACAATGTCTGATAACGAAAATAAAGATGACAAAAACGAATTTGATTTTCTGCCTCCCGCAGAGCCACCACCCTCCTTTAATCAGGAGAAAGACCACTATCACGAAGAAGTCGCAGCAGAGGATTTCGGCATGGTTGAGGACTTCGGTCTCCAGATGGAATATTCTGATGAAGATCTCCTCCCAGAAAACACTGCCCCTTCTTCGATTAATGTGGGCTTTGTTGGCGTTGGCGGCGGAGGCAACAAAATGGCGAACGCCTTCATTGAACTTGGATTCAACAAAACACTGATGGTAAACTCCACAGGGAAAGACATTCCGAAGAACGTCGAAGAAGATCACGTCGTTCTTATCCCCGATAGCGACGGCATCGGAAAGAACGTCGTTTACGGCAAAGAGATTCTTTCCCAAAATGGCGCCATCGTTGAAGATGCACTTCGTATTAAGCTTGGAAAAGTCGATTGGCTTTTCGTTATGGCTGGTGGAGGCGGCGGAACCGGCAGTTCGGTAACCGCGCTGCAGCCAGTCTTCGAAAGATATATGCAATCAGTTCAGGCTTCTGGAAAAGTGGTCTATATTGTTTCTTGGCCAACCGCGCAAGAGGCACTGAACCCGACTATCGCTCGCAACGCGCTTACGCTCGTGAATGACGTTGCCCGCCATCCGCACATCGTTCTCGACAACGAACGTGCCACACGATTACTCCGCGGCAGAATCGGCATGCTTGGCATGTATCCTGTCGCTAACACAACATTTGCTAAGTCACTTGCTCAAGTTTTAAAACTCTCCACCGAGGATTCACCGATCCAATCTTTCGATTCTAAAGATTTGGAAACTTGCTTGAGCAATAATGGCAGAGCCTTTATGGGCTCAACAATGATAAAAGATCCAAATACAGCAAAGCTTGGATCGGTGATCCTTCATAACTGTATGAATCGTTCTGCGTGTCCGCCCCCCAAGGGGAAGGCAGGCGCCGGTTCGTTAGTGTTGGTGGTCTCGGAAGAGATGGTGGCTGACCCAAAGGTCAGTAAAAACATTGAGTCTGCAATCGCTTATGTCGGCGGTCGGTGCGAGACACTTTTCTCTGGCGTTTACGTGCGCAAGAATGTGCCCGGATTGATTGCGATACTAAGTATGAATGGATTAGCAACATGAACAAACTATTTGAAAATTGGCGAAAGTACACAAACGAAGCAGCATACGAACCCGGTCGTGCTGTTGCCGATATTGATACTGGCGAAGATTACATGAGCCCCGAAGAAATTAGGGACGAAGAGGTACAAGACTTGGCTGACAAGTTTAATGTCGAAGCCTTCGTTGAGATTGCTAGCGATGGAAAGCCTTCTATTATAGTAAAGCACCAAGACGGCAAATTGTCAATGTATAACGACACAGAAGAGATGTACAAAGAGTTAGCAAGCCGACAAGAAATGAATGAAGCAGCTGAACCACATTCAGCCTCTCACGTCGTTAAAAAGATGATGAAAACAGGACTAAGTGCTAAGGAAGCGCTAAAGAGTTTAACTCATGATCTTTCTGATGAAGAAGCTGAGCGTTGGCTTGAGCGCCACAAGGATGAAATGGATAGTGCTGAACAAGATTTAGCAAGCCGATAATAAATATAAAAGGAATAATATAATGGCATTTAGAAAAAACAAGAAGTTCATTGATCCTCGTTACTTTATGGACGAGAAGACTGATATTATTAAAGAAGAGATTGAGGAGGCGCGCCTTCCTGCATGGGAACGCCCGGTCCACACACCGCCCGAAGAAGAAAGATTTACTGGCGGCTCCATTGATATTGAACCACTCTCCGATGAAGAACAAGAAGCTTCTTACGATGCCTATTACGAATTGCATAGTTTCTTGCTGGATTCGGACCTCCCCGGCAACAAACCATCAGATAAGCTACGTCACGCCCTTCGTTGGATTGCAAAATTTGAAAAGCAAGGTATGGGTTAACAACATGAAAATCACAAAATCACAACTCAAAGAAATTATACGAGAGAATATCGACTCGCTTCCGATTGAGAATTTAATCGGCGGAATCAGCAGTCTCGTCGACGGCATGGATCCGGAGTTGGTGGGTGTTGTTTTCACCACTGTCTTCAAGGAGATGGAGGGAGGCAGTCCGCCACCCGAAACAAGTGAAGAGCCGGAAGCGACCCAACAAATTGGCTTTGATAGGGAACCTGAAGAAGTATCCAATAGAGCACCAGAGCGCATCGGCTTCGAAGAGAGCTTGATAAAAGTAATCAAAGAAGAAATGAGTACCGATTCCGCCCTTTTAAGCGCGATCAATAAATTAGCAGACAAGATTGATAACTTAGATGTTAGTGTTGATTACTTAGCCGCTTCTGTTACCGGCGAAGATCCTCTCTCTCTTGGGTATGGACAGGCAGCGTTTGGCAGAGCCGCCCGCAAGAAGAAGATTCAACCGCCGGCGGAATTAGCCGAGATCATCGAACAAGAGATCGCAGAGGCGCTAGGTACGGGCAGAATGGCTCCAGTAGCTCGCACTCTCTCTCGCGCAGGGATCGCCCAGCGCTCAGAACCAACAAGAACAGAGTTGATGAAATTAATAGCTGCCTTAGACACCGGAGACCCAGAGGAATTACAACAACTAGCCGATATGGTGGCACAACTCATGGACGCAGCTAGCGAAAATATTGAACAAGATTACGGCTTAGAAGAGGTGTCTTCCGAGAAGCAACGCCGCTGGGCTTGCGCACAAAAAGACAAGCCCGCCGATGAAAGAGCAGACAGCTTATCCGCAGCAGAGGCAGAAGAGATGTGTACATCCAAAGTGGAAGAAGACGCATGACCGGAAGAGGAAGGCTTAGTTTAAGCTAATAATTGGAGACAAGATGATGGAATATGTACAAGGCAAACTAGACAGATTAGTCGAGAAAATGATTTCTCGGAAGTTTCTTGTATGGCTAACCGCAACAGGACTCCTCGCATTTTCAGACTTACAGTCGGGCGACTGGGTAATTATTTCAGCAATTTACATTGGGGGTCAAACTGTCATCGATGGTATCGCTAAACTTAAGGGTGTCGCGTGAATTGGTCGGCAGTAATTAAATTTGGTTTAAAGTACTGGCGAGAACTGCTGGTCGTTGGCTCCCTCCTTGCAGTTGTAATTAAGACACAGCTTGATTATCGTGCGCTTAATAAAGCGTATGAGATTTCGCAACAAAGCCTCCAAGAACAAGTAGAGGGTTTACAAAAGATTCACGAGGAAGAACTTAAGAAGCGAGACGCGGCATTGAGGAGCTACCGTACAACTCTTGAAGAAATCGAAAGAGGCTATTTAGAATCTCAAGAAGAAGTCGAAAGATTAAAAAAACAGAAAAGAGATCGTTTAGAGAAAAGCTATTCATCGAACCCGGAGGATTTAGCCAATGAGATTGTTAATACTTATGGCTTTGAGCGCACTGCTGAGTAATCCGGCACTCGGCGCCGACAACGGAAGGTTTACCTTTTTGGGGAAAAATCAATGCGCGCCATACGAGGGTGTCCTGTTCGACCCAAAAGCAACCGCTCACATCCTTGCGGATCGGTTTGCCTTAAATAACGATTGCGAGATAAGGATGAAATATCAACTGGATATACAAGCAGCAGACTATGATCTACAATTACAAAACTTACAGATTCGCCACGAAGCCCTTTTGCAAGAATATGTTTTACGAATTGATTCGCTAGAACGCGAGAGTGGTGCGCTAGCAAATGCTCTTAAAAAACAAAGTAAAAAAAATCCTGCACTTTGGGTGACAATTGGGGTAGCATCTGGAATAGCACTAAGCTACGGTGCATATAAGGTGTTTAATGAGTGAGAAAGATTTAAATGAGGTAGCTGCCATTGAGCGCGCAATCGCTGCGAAATATGGTGAAGAAGCCATTAAAAATCCTCGGTCCGATTGGGACGAGACCAAAGAAAAAGAATATCTTCAGCAAATGAAAGAACTCTATCGCCACGCTTCTAAGAATAAAGAGTGGGAAGAAAAAGTCGACGTTAATGGGATAAAGGTTACAAAAAAACTACTTAATAGAGAATCTTTAAAAACTTGTCCTGTCTGCGGAAATTTTCCAAAGAGTGCAATGGATGATGTCTGTCTTGTAAAATTTGATTGTTGCAATAATTGTTACATTGAATATGTAGAAGATAGAGAAGAAAGATGGAAAAAAGGCTGGAGACCAAATGAGAATCAATAAATCACAACTTAAACAAATTATTAGAGAAGCAATTGCTGAGTCCGACATCGGAACTGCCGTCTCGGACCTCGGCGGCTCTGCAAAGACGACCGTCAAGAACCAAGCAGTGCAGAAGTTTATCGAGCAGGTGGGTGTGCGCCTATCGAAGGTTAGCCGCAGCGCCCAAGTAGAATTTTTAAAAGGCTTGATGCAGACGCTTGACATCGATCCATCGCTACTAACACAAGTGAAGACCGCTGTTCAGAAAGACCAAAGAGCTGCCGCCGCAGCACCACAAGGAGAACCCCAATAATGGCAACAGTTTACGAAATAGTTCAAGGCTTATCACAAGCCGCAGCAAACGCATATGACGGTGCGCTTGGAGAAGATCAGTCGCCAGTAACCGTAGGCGCCCTGCGCAGAGAAGAGGGCAACGCCCTTATCGATCAGAGGGTCATGGACGGCTTCAACGTGAAGTTTTACGGAGACATGATGTGTCTCACATATCAGTCCGATATTCAACTCAGAGAGGTTTATGCCGGCGGATTTGAAGAAGAGATTGAGCAAAGACTTGTTGATATTTCTGGATGGCTCAAGAAAGAGTATAAGAGAATCACTGGCGAATCAGTCAAGCTGACCAAAGAGGGCGAAGCTGATGTGCGCGTTGAGAACTCTTCCCGTGTTCGTTCATGGGTTGTGGCTAAGCTCCACTTTCGCGTTGGTGGTCTATCCGAGCAAATGAACGTCGACAACAGCGGCTCCACCAATCCCGTAGAGGCTAGCTGGAAAAAGTTTTTGGATCTTGGTGGCTGGAATGGCGAAGGCGGCAAGCGCCCCGACAACGATAAAAGAAAGAAAGAATAGACAATGAAATTCTCCAAATTATACCTTAAGCAGATCATCAAAGAAGAGATCTCAAGTGTTTTGCGCGAGGGTCATTATCATGATATGGGCGGTGAAGACGAGACATATGATGTCCTCGATCCCCACGGAATCGAAGATATGTCCGATGCTGAGCTTGTCGACATGATGCATGTAGATGGAATGGAAGAAATGATTGTTCTGGACGGAGAAGGGGATCTTGCAAATCGCGAAGAAGTTATAGCAGCATTGAAAGATGTATGACGTTCCAATTAGACAAAAAACAACAAGTTAAAGAAATACTTAAATGCGGGAAGGAACCCGCTTATTTTTTAAAGACTTACGCAAGAATTTCCCATCCCATGTATGGGCTTATTTTATTTGATACTTATGATTTCCAAGACGACCTTCTTAAAGATTTTAATGATTATCGCTTTAATGTTATTTTAAAGGCGCGCCAGTTAGGGATTTCAACAATCACTGCTGGCTATATTGTTTGGTTGATGTTGTTTCACCGTGACAAATCAATTCTTGTTATGGCGACCAAATTTGCAACAGCGGGCAACTTAGTAAAGAAGGTCAAGGGCGTTATGCGCAACTTGCCAGATTGGCTTAAGATCGCCACAATTGACGTGGATAACCGGACTTCCTTTGAGCTTTCTAATGGGTCATCTATCAAAGCAGCGTCTACCTCTGGTGATGCCGGTCGTTCTGAGGCACTGTCTTTGCTGGTTCTTGATGAGGCTGCACACATTGAAGGACTTGAAGAACTGTGGACCGGTCTGTATCCTACACTATCAACTGGTGGGCGATGCATAGCACTTTCAACGCCCAACGGGGTCGGTAACTGGTTCCATAAAACATGTATGGATGCTGAAGGCGGCAGCAATAACTTTAACCTTACAACACTCCAGTGGGACGTTCACCCCGAGCGTGATGAAGCTTGGTATAAGAAAGAAACCAAGAACATGTCAAAACGCCAGATTGCACAAGAGCTTGAGTGCAATTTCAATACTTCTGGCGAGACTGTCATAGACCCTGACTGTATGAAGTGGCTATTAGAAAATGTTAAAGAGCCAAAGCACAGAACCGGCTTTGATCGCAATTTCTGGATTTGGGAAGAATTCGATCCCACATGTAACTATCTTGCGGTGGCAGATGTTTCGCGAGGCGATGGCGCTGACTATTCAACATTACACATGATTAAATTAGAGACGCTGGAAATCGTGGGCGAGTATCAAGGGAAGCCAACGCCCGATATGTATGCAAACTTCTTGAATCAAGTAGGGAGAGAATTTGGAAATGCGATGCTTGTAGTAGAGAACAATAACATCGGTTACACGGTTCTCGATAAACTCGTTGAACACGGTTATCCAAATTTGTACTACTCTATTAAGTCTACACATGAGTATATAGAGCAACATCAAGCAGAAGTTAGAAACTCTGCCGTTGCCGGGTTCACAACCTCAATGAAGACGCGCCCGCTCATCGTTGCGAAATTAGAGGAGTTTATCAGAAACAAACTAATTAAGATATATTCATCTCGCACAATTAATGAGATGAAAACTTTTATTTGGAAGAACGGTAAACCACAGGCAATGAAAGGATATCATGATGATCTCATCATGGCGCTAGCGATTGCTTGCTGGGTGAGGGACACAGCATTGCAATCAAACGCACGAGACCTAAACTATCAAAAAGCTTTTGTGAATGCCATTGTTACTTCGAAGACTTCTATGAACACTCAAATTAACGGACAACAAGGCTACAAAAAAGATAATATTTTTGATAAAATGGGTGAAGCAAAAGAATTATACGATCAGTATAAATGGATTATTAAGTGAGGCGATAAATGGCAAACAACAATAGAAATAAATCAAGAGGCAAAAACCCAGCGAACGAAGACTCAAATCTCTTTAAAGCGCTGACGAGATTGTTCTCGGGACCAATCGTTAATTATCGGTCTCAATCCGGTCGCAAGATCCGGCGGCAGCATATGGACAAATATGCTGCACGGTTCAAGTCTGCATCCGGTCAACAGTTTAAGAAAGCCTTATACAATCCTCTTGATACAATTGCCACCAATGCAATTGCAAATCAGCGCCGCTCCGAGAGATACATCGATTTTGATCAGATGGAGTATATGCCAGAAATCGCGTCCTCCATGGATATCTATGCCGATGAGATGACCACCTACTCAGACTTGCGACCGATGCTTAGTATCAAGTGTCCGAATGAAGAAATCAAAGCAGTCTTAGCAATTCTTTTTGACAACATTCTTAGCCTTCAATACAATCTTTTTGGCTGGGCACGGACAATGTGTAAGTATGGAGACTTCTTTCTCTATCTCGACATTGATGAGAAGTACGGCATCAAATCAGTTATTGCACTCCCTTCCCCAGAAATCGAACGCTTGGAAGGAGAAGACTCCACGAACCCCAACTATGTGCAATATCAGTGGAACTCTGCCGGAATGACGTTTGAAAATTGGCAGGTTTGCCATTTCCGTATTCTCGGAAACGACAAGTACATCCCGTACGGCACCTCTATCCTTGAGCCTGCCCGCCGCATCTGGCGCCAACTGACGCTTATGGAAGATGCGATGATGGCGTATCGTGTTGTTCGGTCTTCCGAGCGCCGAGTGTTCAAGATCGACGTAGGCTCGATCCCCCCACAAGATGTCGAGCAGTATATGCAAAAGATTGTAACACAACTCAAGCGCCATTCGGTAGTAGATCCTAGCACAGGTAGAGTGGACCTTCGTTATAATCCGATGAGCATCGAAGAAGATTACTTTATTCCAGTGCGCGCTGGCTCTGTCACTGACATTCAAAGTTTAGCCGGCGCACAGAATATTACACAGATTGACGATATTAAGTATCTGCGCGATAAACTGTTCTCTGCGTTAAAGATTCCCCAAGCATATCTTGCCATGGGCGAAGGAGCAGCAGAAGATAAGACCACACTCGCACAGAAAGACATTCGATTTGCACGCACAGTCCAGAGGCTTCAGCGCGTTATTATCGCTGAACTAGAAAAGATATCTATTATTCATCTTTATACTTTAGGATTCCGCGGCGACGACCTGTTAAGCTTCAAATTGGCACTCAACAATCCGTCCAAGATTGCAGAGCTTCAAGAAGTGGAACACTGGAAAGCTAAGTTTGATATTGCCGGCGCAGCCACCGAGGGTTACTTCTCTCGTCGTTGGGTTGCTGATAACATCTTTGGCTTGTCTCACGAAGAATTCGCGCGAAACCAGAAAGAAATGTATTACGACCGTAAGCACGATGCAGCACTCCAAGCTGTTGCCGAAGGCGGCGAAGCCGCAGCAGGCGGCGGAGGACTCGGCGGAGGACTCGGCGGAGGACTTGGTGGTGACCTCGGTGGCGGTGACCTCGGGGGAGATGATCTTGGAGGCGGAGACGATCTGGGCGGTGATCTGGGCGGTCCGGAAGAGATGCCGGCAGGTGATGCTGGTGGAGGCGCCGAGGGCGGAGGAGAAGAGTCTCCACTTCTCGCAGTTCCCCCGGGATCGCGAAATGAGCCCCGTCTTACTCCGGGCGCAAAGGGGAAAGTATATCACCCCACCACTATCGATCAGCGAAAGGCTGGAGCCCGAAAACGCTCAAATGCCGCTAAATATTCTAGAGAAAAAGCCAGCGCCACACTGCGAAACGTTTTCCCCGGCGCGGAGATCAACAAGATCCCCAGCGCAGCAGCAGGGATTTACGAGCAAGAACAGTCTATTTATAACTTGAGAGAACAAACCGAAGAAGATAAGTTGTTTAACATCAATGATTCTCTTAGGGTATTGATCCAAGATTTAGAAAATAAAAAATTATTAACGGAGCAGAAGAAAGATGAAGACAAAACATAATAAAAAAAGAAACACCGCTTTTGTTTATGAAGCCTTAATCAAAGAAGCTACATTGTCGATAATCAAAGGAGACGCCGAGCGAAAGCAGAGCGTTGTTAATGTGATTAAGAAACATTTTGGAGCCAAGACCATTCTGAGAAAAGATTTAGAGTGTTACCGCTCATTATATGAGAACCAAAACCTAACCAAAGAAACATCCGAGAAGATCCTGCGCGAAGCCAAAATGCAAAAGATGCTTGTAAACCCTGCAGGACTCTTCGCTGCTCAGAGTGCAATGATTCATGACGTCAATAAAGAAATTGACACCAAGGTCTTTAACAATTTTGTTCCCAATTACAAAACTTTAGCTACCATCGATCAGATTTTTAATATCAAAACTGATCCGAAGAGTGTAATCATGCTCGAAAACGAAATCGTCACCAACATGACACAGGCAGCACCAGACAACACAGAGCCCGAACCAGTTGATAAATTACTCCTTAATACGTTTGTCACAAAGTTTAATGACAAGTACGGAGAGAGTCTCCGCGAAGAGCAACAGCAGCTTTTAAGCACCTATATCTCGTCTTTTGTTGATAATTCTCTTGCGCTTAAAATGTATCTTAACGAAGAGATTGCGCGGCTTAAGCAAGAATTAGAGGGCGCCTCCGCGACCGAGTGCTTTAAAGATGACGAAGTAATGGTACAGAAGGCTAATCAAGTAGTCGAAAAGCTGAACAAGTTTGCGCAAGAGCCTCCCTCTGATGCAGTGTTGTTCACCGTGCTTAAAGCACAAGAATTAGTAGGGGAGATCTATAACGATGGCGCTGACGATTAAGATCGGAAGAGGACACCAGTCGGCAGTCGTCCGATTGGAAATGGATTTGCGAAAGAGTCTCAACGGAGATCTCATGATTTTTGATCATGGAGATATCGACATTGTGTTGTCTCCCTCTAAAAATAAAATTGTAGCATTTCCCAAAGAGACGATGAATGATATGGTATATGGTGCACAAAATCGTCTATTTGCCCACTTGCGCAAAAAGGGACTAGTGATCCCAGAGTCAATTCAAGCCGGAGCCTTTTACGGCTCGTTTGAGGCGACAATGGAAGAGCCGTTTAAAGAGAGCCTGAATGCGGCTAAGTTCACACTTATCAATATCTCGAACTTTATTAACGAAGAACGTCCGTACTTTGAAGCCACAGAAGCGATTGTCTCGATGACGGACGACGAACTGACGCACCCAGACAACACAGACTCCACCGAGTTAGGCGAGGTACCTCAATCAACTGAGAAGGGCTCGATTCGACCCGGCTTTACCCGAGATCCCTATTCCTTAAACTATCTATATACAATCTAGGAGAGAGCAATGTCAGAAATGCATTTAATTATGAATGGGTGGCGAGGTTACCTCCTCCAAGAGTATAAGAACCAAACGCTTTTTGAAGACACAGCATATATTGCGGGCGTACTTGGGATCGTACTCCCTCTTACTGAGTCGGGCAATATTGCCCCTCTAAGCGAAGAACTTAAAAAACAAATTCTGCATGAGCAAATGTTGTTTGAATCCTTTTGGGATGACGCGGTCCAAACGGTTAAGGACGCCGCCGGAAAAGTTGCCGGCAAGTTTATCGACGCTGCCGAGGGGATTAAAAAGTTTGGCAAAGAAGGTTGGGCTATCGTAAAACAACTGTATCGAGTTGCAACAAACCCAGATCTAATTCCCAATTTCACGGGCGCCATATGGAAAGTAAATTTAAGACACAAGTGGCGCACCGGTCTAAAGCCCATATTGGAAGATTTAATACAAAGATTGCCGACGTGGGATATGCCCAACTTTGCTTCTATCGCACAAAGAGCCTTAGACACTATAAATAAAGTAATCGAGTCGGTTAAATCCCTGTCAGGATGGAAGAAGGCAATCGCCACTGCTGGATTATCCATAGGGTTTACGTGGATATGGGAAAAGGTTAAAGATTTTATAGAAGGCTATAGAACGTGGAGTAAAAAGCTTGAATCGGATGAGAGTGAAGGAATGGCAGAACAGTTTAAGACTTGGCTCAAAGCCGCAGTCAACAGCACCTTTTTAAATGTTTTAAAGACTCAGTTTGTTGGAATGGTAGAAAAACTCATTTCAGTATCTACGGGCGTCAAGGGATGGTGGGATGCAGCAGTCTCTGCAGTCGGCGGCGTCCAGTTGGTTATCAAAGCCCTCGGCACTTCTTTATCGAGATTCTCGCGCTACACGGGCGGTGGAAAAAAGATAAACCTTAGCAAGTACACTGCTGCTACAACTTAAACATTAGGAAACAAAATGGAATTATTGACATTTGTCTTGTGTGCCTACGGGCTCACTCAAATTTTAGTATATAGCGATCTACCCGCTTTACAAAAATTACGCCCCCCAAAGGACGCCGCCGGCGGCTATGGCAAGGTATTTCACTGCCCTATGTGCATGGGATTTCACGTCGGATGGCTTTTGATGCTGCTTTCCCCATACACAGAACTATTTAGTTTTGACGTTTCCGTATTCAATTTCTTCCTTCTTGGATGGTTATCTTCGGGAACATCCTATATATTAAACATGGTCTTTGGAGACAACGGAGTTAAACATGAACACAAATACTTGGACAAATAAATGGATGCTGCAGCCCGTTAGGCGTTGCTGCAAAGGATCCTAACTGTGGGTCAGAAGTTACTTAGAGAATATTATGAACTCTGCGAAGGCGGCATTTGTCAAGACTTGCTGACTGAAGAAGAGAAGGCATATGTCGCTGATGGCGGCATGTACCTTACTGGAATTATTCAGAAAGCAGACACAGTTAACGGCAACGGTCGAGTTTATCCTCACAAGGTCCTCATGCGCGAGATAAAGAACTATGAAAAATTAGTTAGCGAGCGCCGAGCTTTGGGAGAGTTGGACCACCCTGACGACTCTGTGATCAACCTTAAGAACGCGTCCCACATGATGACCAAAGTTTGGTGGGACGGCAAAAATGTGATGGGCAAAGCCAAAGTGCTCGATACTCCGTCCGGTCAGGTCTTAAATTCCCTAGTGAAAGCCGGCGTAAGCATCGGCATTTCGTCTCGGGGAATGGGTTCTGTATCGGAATCCGCCGGCAACACAGTTGTTGAAGACGATTTCCAGCTTATCTGCTTTGATTTTGTATCTGAACCTTCCACGCCCGGCGCCTTTATGATGAAAGAAGCTAAAGGATACACCAACAGAGTGTTCACCAAAGCGGACCGCATCAACAGATTATTAAACGAGGTACTTGAAGATGAGTGACTGGAGTAGTTTTAAAGACGCTAAAAAGCGCAGCGACGCATGGAAAGGCTTTTTAGCCGAGAGTGTCGAACCTAAGATCAAAGAAGATGTTCCTCTTGATGAGTTTTTCGGAAAACTTAAGTGGGGAAAGACCGGAGGAAAACACGGACTTAGCTATGACAAGCATCAATATACAGGCGATCTGGTATGCAAGCCGGGCGACAAATGTGCCGGCGGCGATGGAGAGGAAGAGGGCGCAGGCAACGAGCCTGAAACTTATAACGCCGACGACGTAGCTGCTCTTTATAAGGCAATTGACGACATCCGTCGAATTTTAAACGTAGAAGTTAAGCGTGATGTATTATATAACGAACTTGAAGATCTTATTACAAATCCTCAAGGAAATAACTATACAATCGAGGAACAGTCAATTCACAAGGCATCTGTAATTCTTAGCCGGATGCCCAAGCTGGGTCCTAATGGAGATTTGGACGTAAAGAAATACCCAAATCTTGCCAAAGTGTTCAACGCCGCTCTTACCACGCAGAAGACTAAAGACCACCTCTATAAGATTCTTGCACGTGCCGGCTTTTTCGGCAAAGAAGGAGAC